GAACTCGTTCCCCAAAAGGGGCTTGAGTGGCAAGTGGTGTTGACTGCCCATGAAGAGATGGCAAAAGATTGGGAGCAGCCAGTCATACCGCTTTATACAAAACAAGAATGGGTAGGACTGACTGATGAGGATTGTGATGAAGTTGAGCGTTGGGTAGAGTTCAAAGAAGAAGGTAGTGGTCGCATACCGACTTCCAAACTTATCCAATACATTGAATTCAAGCTGAAGGAACGCAATACATGAACGCATATTGGTTTCAACTGATTACAAATTTAGTGTTGATTGCTGCAATCATTTATTTTGTAATGAATGATCATCCTTGGTTTGCATTCTTTTTATTTTGTGGGCTTAGAGTATTGGAGAGCGATAAGGAGAAAGAGCTTTGAGGAAAAGATCAAAGTACAGGCCCAGACCAGTCATTTTGGACACGATGGCTTATGTCATGTCGGGTATGCAAAGCATGAGCAGCATGAAGGATCAGTTGGTATCTCTCCAATTGAAGAATCATTTAGCCCTAGAAGCTTTGCGCCTGGGTACTGCGGTCAAAGATGACATTGATACATTGATTAACGCATTCAACATCACAGAAGCTTTAGCCAAGGCAGACATTGGTGCTGAGTATGCAAAGGAAATCAATGAAGCACAGGACGCACTGTTCGACTGCGCCAAGCGTGGGGTGGATATGAATTACAGGTTTATAGTCAAAGGCCCAGAGCTTAAGGCTATCAACTTTGTGATGCAGTTGCATGATTCTCAGTTAGAAGCCTCAACAGTAAAGGACATAGAGTTAGCGACAGACTATGTGACCAAGACAATTATTAACAAACGAGCTAGAGCAATTATTGAAAAGGAAAAAACATGAGAGAAACGAAGTGGCTTTTGATCGAAAAGGATGGACAGTCGTTCATTTGTGATAACACCGAGACAATCAGGGTAGACAGATCTATTCAGCAAGGCTGCACGGTGACTCCATTGTGGATCAATGATTTACCACAAGTAAGCCCTAGTGAATTTGTATCCACGACCAAGGGAAAGCTGAGCTTAAAAGGCAAGCCAGCAGTTTATAGCGTATGGCCAACAGAGGAGTAACCATGAAAGCATTTGCAGACCCACACAACACACAAGAGCACGGCATGGATTTGAGGGATTGGTTCGCTGGTCTTGCCATGCAAACAATGAATGGAAGACCTGATTATGAAGATGCGCCAGCAAGTGTTATTGCATTAGACGCATATACATTGGCAGATGAAATGATGAAAGCAAGAAATGATCGAAGCGATTAAAACCTACAGTCAGCGTGACGATGAAGGCATTCGTAATCAAAGAACAAAAGTGATTGTTGGTGTTATTTATCGTTGCAAGGAGTGTGGGATTTATTTCAGTTCAATTTTAGTAGCGGAGAAACATAAGTGCGAGGAGCATACAGATGAAGCAAGCGAGAACGGCATTTGAGAATTACATGGCAACAAAGGGAAGGGATATCTCTGAACTTTGGACGGGCCATAAATACTCAAACGTAAATATTAATACCAAGTGGAGCTATTTCCTCTTGGGTTGGACAATGAATCAGGGGAAGTAAATGTTAATTTCAATCAGCGATATCAATTTAAAGAAGAGCTATCAAGCAAGGATAGAGATCAATGACGAGAAGATCGAAGAGTATGCGGTCAAAATGTCTCATGGAGAAATCTTTGAGCCTATAGTTTTGTATCGGATAGAGGGTGATCTGCTACTGGCTGACGGATGGCACAGGTACTTTGCTCACGTTAACAGTAAGAAGTTTCGCATAGAAGCTGAAGTCAAGACAGGCACGCTCAGGGATTACAAGTGGGCATGTTGGGAAGCCAATAAGCATGGTTTGCCTTGGACTACTGAAGACAAGAGAAAAATTCTTTCTGATGCTCTCCAAGACCCAGAGATATCCATGTGGACTGATTCAGAAATAGCCAAGTGGATGGGCGTATCGCATACCTTTGTAGGCAAATACAGAACAAACAAGCCTGATAAAGTTGTTGTTAAGCGCAACGGCAAGGAGTTTATGCGTAAGAAGGGCAAGGTTGTCGAGCCAGAAGAGGTGGACATTGGTGTACCTGAGAGAGATCAGAATGCTGAAGTAATTGAGTATCTGACTAAGAAGAATGAAGAGCTTAGTGATAAGTTAGCCGTGTCCATGATGGGTGGTTCTGACTCAGACAAGAGCGCAGCAGAAGAAACCATCAAGGCTTTGAGGGAGGAGATCGAGCTATTGCAGATTGATAACCGAGCCCTGAAGACCAGCATGGATAAGTATCAGAGAGAGAATGCTCAGTTGAAACGCCAAGTGGCTATCATGCAAAAGAGAGTTCTGTGAGATATTTATCTGTGTGTAGTGGCATAGAAGCTGCCACATCTGCTTGGCATGGACTGGGGTGGGAGCCAGTCGCATTCTCAGAGATCGAGCCATTCCCAAGTGCGGTGCTCAAGCATCACTATCCAAACGTCCCAAATCTAGGGGATATGAACAAATATAAGGAGTGGGACATTGGAACAATTGACCTTCTTGTGGGAGGAACTCCCTGTCAATCCTTCTCAGTTGCGGGACTCAGAAAAGGCCTTGAAGACCCTAGAGGGAATCTCGCCCTTGTCTATTGTGGAATACTTGACCGCTTTAAGCCCAAGTGGTTTATTTGGGAAAACGTACCTGGCGTCCTCAGTTCAAATGGAGGAAGGGATTTTGGTTCCTTCCTCGGGGCGGTGGCGGAACTCGGGTATGGGTTCAGCTACAGAGTGCTTGACGCTCAATACTTCGGAGTGGCCCAAAGACGCCGCCGTGTGTTCGTTGTCGGAAGTCTTGGAGGTTGGAGGGATAGCGCAGAAGTTCTTTTTGAGCCCTCTTGCATGTCGGGGGATCCTCCGCCGAGCAGAGAAAAGAGGCAAGGAGCTACCCAAAGTGCTCTTGGAAGCATTGACGTTAGTGGCCCACTCCAAGCCCGAGACTACAAAGATTCAGGAACAGACGGATTTAACAGAACATCAAGCAAGCTGATTCCAACTGTTTATGAAAACCATCCCAATGATTCTAGGGTCAAAGAGATGGGTGATGTATGCAGCACGGTGTCTGCTAGATGGGGGACTGGCGGTGGTAATGTTCCATTGGTTAACTTCTTTAACAGACAGAGAAGTGATTCATATGGGGATACGCCATTGGCTAGTACGGTGACGGCAAGGGATCACAAAGAGTTTACTGACTTAGTTGCATATTCAATCAGGGAAGATGCTAAAGCTAACACCTTTAGTGCTACTGAATTGGAAGTGGCTAATGCGATAGGCGCTTTGTGGCCATCAGTTCAAAGCCATCATGCACAAACCTTTGTAGCTAAAGCATTTGATACCTATAACTATTCGGTTAGTGATGTGAATCAAACCATCAAAAGCCCAGTAGGTGGAGCGAGTGAATCAATTGGTACAGTTTTAACCAATGCGGTTAGAAGGCTGACTCCAGTCGAATGCGAAAGGTTGCAAGGTTTTCCAGACAATCACACCAACATCCCTTGGCGTGGTAAGTCTGAATCTCCTGATGGTTTGAGATACAAAGCATTGGGCAATAGCATGGCTGTAAACGTCATGTCATGGATAGGAAGTAGAATAGAAGAACGCTCAAGCCAACGAGCATAAGTGTTGGTAGTGGAGAATCATAATGGGTTTAGAGTTAAGACCTTATCAGGTCAACACGCTTGATGCTTTGCGTAAAGGCTTTGCATCAGGCAACAAGTCGCAAATACTGTATGCCCCAACAGGGGCTGGCAAAACAGAGATGGCCATTGCATTACTTGAAGCAACAAAGCAGAAGAGTAATCGTGCAGCAATGATCTTAGATCGCATCGTTCTATGCGATCAAACCTCCCAAAGACTAGAGAAGTATTCCATAGAGCATGGGGTACTACAGTCAGGGCATTGGCGTTATCGTCCATATGAGCTGATTCAAGTCTGCTCTGCTCAAACCTTAGAGAAACGCAATGAGTTTCCTGAGTTAAAGCTATTGATCGTTGACGAATGCCATCAGACTAGGGAGCAGACAGTCGAGTTCATCAAGCAGAATCCTGAGATCAGGGTAATTGGTTTGACTGCTACGCCATTTACCAAGGGATTGGGAAATATCTATGACAACATAGTCTGTACTGTGACCACCAAAGATTTGGTGGATCAGGGTGTTCTGGTTCCTCTTAAAGTGTTCATTGCTAAAGAAATAGATATGACAGGGGCTAAGAAAGTTGCTGGCGAGTGGTCACAAAAGGAGGCAACAAAGAGGGGCAAAGTCATTACTGGTGACATTGTTCGGGAGTGGATCAAGAAAACCCATGAAGTCTTTGGCAAGCCAGTTAAAACGATTGTGTTCTGCTCAGGGGTGGAGCATGGTACAGACTTAGCTCGTAGCTTTGCAGAGCAAGGTTTTAACTTTATATCAGTCTCCTACAGAGATGACGATAAGTTTAAAAAGGATGTAATCGAAGACTTTGCTCGTCCTGATACAGAGATACATGGGCTGATCGCAACAGACATATTGACCAAGGGTTTCGATGTTCCAGACGTACGGATTGGTGTGTCAGCTCGTCCGTTTTCGAAGTCTTTATCAAGCCATATTCAGCAGATGGGTAGGGTAATGCGTGGCTGCGAGGGGAAGGATTTTGCTTTGTGGCTAGATCATTCGGGTAACTATCTGCGATTCAGGGAAGAATGGGAGAGGGTTTATTCAGAAGGGGTAGACGAGCTAGATGATGGGGCAGAAAAGACCAGACCTGAGCCAAGTGAGAAGGAAAAGAAAGAAGCCACTTGTCCAAAGTGTGAGGCATATTTTCCTGGGTACATGGACGTTTGCTCCAACTGTGGTCATGTAAGGGAGCGCAAAAACAAAATTGAAGCAGTTCCTGGAGAGATGGAGGAGCTGACTACCCTCGGAGCTCGTGCGGATAAACAGGCATGGTGGTCGCAGTTGAATTACTTTATCAACCATCATGGGTGGAGTAATGGGAGGGCTGCACACGTTTACAGGGAAAAGTTTGGCGTGTGGCCCAAGGGTTTGGCTAGTGTTGAGGCTACTCCAAGCGCAGAAGTGGTTAAGTTTGTTGACCAAGGCATCAGACGTTACATCAGACAAATGAAGAAGGCACGTTAATGGATTTAATAGATTTTTGTAGAGATCAAGGGATATTAATTGATTCATATCCTCCGATTGGCATATGGAAAAGGTATCCAACGGAGGATCATCCAAGGTCAAAGAATGGGGCAGTTAAGTACATGGGTACTCATGCGTTCGTTCAGAATCATGCAGTTCACGACAAGATCATTACTTGGAAGCCTGATTCAATTTCATACTTGGATCAAGTGAAGTATAGGGAAATGGCTAAGCGTGAATCAGAGCGTATTTTGCAGTTACAAAAGCAAGCGTCTGATAAGGCTGCACACATCCTTAAAAATTGCACGTTCGCACACCATCCATACCTTAGAAAGAAAGGTTTCGAGGGTGAATCAGGCTACGTTTTCGAGCATCAAGATGGGCCAATGCTTATTATTCCAATGCGTGTTGGCGAGCATTTGGTCGGTTGTCAAATGATTAACGTCAATGGGGAGAAAAAGTTTCTATATGGCCAAAAGAGTAGTGAAGCTGAGTTCATTATTGATAATCATGGAGTGGATATTTTTTGCGAGGGTTACGCTACTGCGTTAAGCGTGAGGCTAGCTTTGAAAAACCACAAGGTTAGATATCGGATTCATGTTTGTTTTTCAGCAAACAATCTGGTGAAGTTAGCGAGTAAGTGTGACTCAGGAATCGTAATAGCGGATAACGATGAGAGCGAAACAGGGGAGAAGGCAGCAGTACAAACAGGTTTGCCTTATTGGATAAGCGATAAAAAAGGCGAGGATGGAAATGATTACCATCTTCGCCTAGGGTTGTTCAAATTTTCGCAAGGGATTGTAAAGCTATTAAACCAAAATAAATTAGTAGCCAAAGCGTGACACAAGCGAGAAAATCTGTCCCTTGTTTGACCTGATTTTCTCTTTGTTGCTGCGACCTCATGGCAGTATCACAATGTCAGCAGACCCGACTTGTTCACTCATATAGGTTTCGCATTCTTCGGATAGAGGGAAAAAGCCCTCTTCCAATAGTTCACCCATTACATTTTCGAATGTGCTCCTTTTCATTTTTTCCCTGATCTCAGCTATTTTTATATCTTTTATTCGGGCTTTTAATTGGTCTACTGAATGCGTTTGTCTGACCTTTTCAATGAGCATAAGCTCGAATTCCATGAGGGTTCGGGTAGCCTCATTGTAGTTTTCATCACCATATATATCGTCTTCATCCTTGCAATGGCAAAGGTGATACTTGTAAAGTTCTAGGCATCGTCTGATAGCGCCAATGTTGAGCATCATTTTTTAATCCTTTAATTGTGTTTGTTGAATGTAGTAATTTCTCAAGCCGTTAATCTTTGCGTACTCTTCCGCTTTTTTTCGGTCTGTGAATACTGCGATTACGTCTACCTCTTCGACCAATACATATAGATGTTTCATTTCAATCCTTTCAAAGCCAGTTAGCGTATTTTTTAAAATACTTTTTGTATTCAGCGTAAGATTTAAAGCTATCCTTGAGCGAGCAAAAAAGCAAAAATTGATCGTCCATAAACCATCCCTGACCCAATTCAGTTTTAGATTTTCCGAGATCATGGAATGTTTCATTGTCATAATTGGATAGTAAAACCAATTTAACATCGTCCCAATCATCAGTTAATTCAACATCATTGACTCGTCCATATCCATCGTAAACACCTTTAACGATTTCGCCATTTGGTCTTAATGCTGCAACGTTGTGAAAGCGTGGATAGCCTCTCAAGTTGCTGACAATTGGCATATGCGTTTTAGCGCACGTTTTAGAAAAGAATCCCATTTTTACACTCCTTGTAGTTAATTTAATCTAGCCTCTTTACGTCCGACCTCTATTAATCTCCTAGCCTCCGTTTGATCTTCGGGACTCAGTTCATTTAATAGAGTTCGGATATCATTAGCAATAATCCGAGAATCGTTTGTTGTCAAACACTTTTCGAATTTAAAGCCTAAATTTATTAAAATACTTTCGGGGTATTTCATAGTCTGACTCCCTCAAGCGTGACTCTGTATTTTGTTTCCGCATAAGCGGAGCGCAATAGATTAATCACGTTATCAGTCAAAAGAACATCATTAACAGAGCAAAGGTGCTCCATTAGCTCTAATGGCAACTGTGAATCAGAGGGGTAAAAGCTCTGATATATTTGGTTGGAAGTCCAATTATTAGAATTTTCAATTAACATTTTTTTCTCCAAAAAAAAAGTAATGCAGTCCTGGTGAACGGACGAGTTTTTTCATGCTGCGCCATTACTGGCGCAACACAAGCGTGATTCAAAAAATGAAAAAGTGGTCTTTTAAACTTCTTGTTTTTCTTCTTCAATGTATCGGATAAGCTCTTTTAAAACGAGCCCATCGCTAAAAAAGTGGGACGCAAAATCCCCCGATTCAATGCCCAATTTTCTCTGAATGTAATAGACTGCCTCGTCCAATGCGTTGTTGGCGAGTTCTTCAGTCTTTTTTTGTTCTCTAATGAATTGCGTTCTTTCGTCCATGTTTTAAGCTCCTTAATAATATGATTTTTCGGTTTTTTGTATTTCTCTCAATAGATCGTGGATTGTCCCCAATAGATCGTAATTGAGGGCAAGTGTTTGCATTGCCTTTTGTGGTTCTCCATTGTCAATGTAGTGCATGGCTAGTTGGTTTTTTTGGTCTGTCTCTTGGATTAGTTCTAATAGTTGGTCAATCATTGGTTTTCTCCTACAGTTGAATGATTAAAACAAAAGCAGTAGCCCTTTCCATCGGCTGAGTCCCCATATCTCATGTCCGATAAGCTCCATTCAAGTTTGTGCTTTTTTACAAGCTCTTTAACTGCCTCAAAGTGGCTCAAGTGATAGCTTTGATCGTATGGGTAGGGAATAGTTACAGAAAACCCTTTTCTGTCTCCCCAATTGGCGGTATAGGCTTTTATGCGAGCGCCTCTTGAATTAGTAGGCTTAATAAATTTCGTGTGAATTGCGATCATGTTTATGTTCCTTTAGATAAAAATTAATTTAACGCTTGCACAATTCGCCATGAGTCCCGATATCTCGTCTTCTGTGAATTCGCATTCTTCTTCTTGTACGTCCCAATGGTGGTGCATTGGTGCTTTAAAGTAATAATGTTTTGGAAGTGAAGCGAGAAAATCATTGAGTTGTTTTTCTTCTTCGTCTTCAAGTCCTGAGCAGTCCCCATAAATAAGGGGACATATCCAATGCTCGGCTAGTTTGTAATCATAAGTAATCATTTTTCAATTCCTTTCAAAAATCCATTGATAAAGTGTTTCATTGATTCGAGATCGTCCGTTGTGAATAGGTAATCGTCTGCTCCTTCGTCCTGAACAAAAAAAGCGTAGCGTTTTCCTCCTGTTTCTCTATCCTCAAAATTGGGGTAGTCGCAAAAGAGGGTAAGCCACACATCGGCTTTTATTTGTTTTCCCAATGAAGGGCATATATCGTTTTTATATGAGATATCCTCAAAGCCATCAATTTGGGGGAGTGGCTCGGGATAGTCTGGGAATTCTTGTAGGTATCTCATCTGAATAGCTCCTCTTCAAATACTGATAAAAAACCTAATGTCCCAAGTCCGAGAAAGCAAAGCCCGAACAGTAGAAAAGCATTAAGCACTAAGTAAACGCTAATCAAGTGACAAGCTACTGATAAAACGATAATTACAAAATCAATCATGTTTTAGCTCCTTGAAAGTGTTTTTTCTATAATGTCAAAGCCCAATTGTCTAATGTGCTTTTCCATTTCTAATGTGATGGTTTTGGTTTTGGCGATGGCACAAAATAAATGGGATTTAGCACATTGTGGATATAGGACAATTTGCCCATAGTGCTTGTCGATTCTTACTTGGATCACGTTCATTGGTTTAGCTCCTTGTGGTGGTGGTAAAAACAATCCGAAAAGCCTAGAAAGGCTTTCCATATTGATTTAAAAATAACCTAATAATTGACCTTCTTCGTCAAATACTTGAATGGCTACAAGCCCAAAAGAATTGCTTATATCAATTACTTTATATGTCCATCCATCAAGCTCGTCAGCATTGTTTTGATAGACAATAAACTGTGCTTGTTTTGGTGTGAAATAGTTACTGGGTGTTTTCATGGATAGGGTTAACATTTGTTTTCTTTCTTTAGTTTGTTTCGAGTTCGTCCCAATTGCTTAATACTCCAAGCTCATCTGCCTCAATGGAGAAAGCCCAATTGGTGCTGAGTTCGCATTCATCATCAAATACTGCAACAACTTCGTAGTAAGTTCCAAAATCGTGGTAGTTTGCTTTGATTTTGAGATAACCCATTGATGCGTTATCGGGTAATGGGTAATGGCGGTCAATTTGCTCGGCAAAGCGTTTGCATTCTGCTTTTGCTTTAATTGAATAGTCTGCTTGTCCTACTTGGGCGCATTCCTCTTCGTGTGGTGCTGATCCGATATATAAATAATCTCTCATTGGTTCTCCTTGTAATCCCTTGCAGTTATTTGCAAGTGCATGGATATTCTTACAATGCGTTGCAATTGTCAACAACTAAAAACCCTAGGGGAAAAACGTTTTAAGTTCACCAGGCTATGTAATCATTTAGTTGCAGCATTGAATGATGAGTCGGGCTCAACATACAAAATCGGGCGGTCTGTATTGTTTTAATCGTTTGTTCACCATACAATTGTCCCAATTAAGCGAAGCGGAGCAGTTATGCATAAGATGACAAAAGACCAGATCAATGAAGCATTAGATCAAATACCAATAAGCTCAATCATCAGTAATAAGGCGGAGAGACAATTAACAGAAAAACAAAAGCGCTTTGTTAAAGAGATCGTAATCAATGGGGAGAGCAAAGCCAATGCATATAGGAAGACGTATAACACTAAGGCAAATCCTAACGTAATAGGTGTAGATGCACATAAGTTGGCAAATACGCCTAAAATTTCCCTAGAGATAGAACGGGTTAGACTGGCGGTAGAGCGTAGTGCGTATTATGCGCCCCCACAATTGAGGGCATTGGTTGTGGATAGTTTGGCTCAAGTTCTATTAGATGATGGAGCTAAGCATTCCGACAAGATCAATGCGTCTCGTGTAATTGGCTCCATTACTGGTGTCGATATGTTTAAAGAGCAAACAACAGAAAAACAAGCTAAGCATTCAACAATGGCTAAAGACGATTTGCTCGAAGAGATCAAGCGACTGCTCAAGAGGGATAGCTCTAATGATATTGTCGATGTTGAAGCTCATTCTCTACTTTCAGAATTGACGGGCTACCCAGGCGAAGATGTGGCAGCAAGCGAGGGCGCATCCCCGACCCCCCCAAATAGCGTTCAGGAGTCCCTGAATGAGGTACATACTATTCCAGACACCCTATCCCAAAATTTACAAAGTGACCCCCCACCCCCTAATTCGCATGATGAGTCCGACTCAACATACACCAGGGAAAACCCTCCCCCTATGAAAAGTAGTGGGTTCCATACGATGGGGGGTATATGACGCCAGTGCAGAGTGAGGTTTATGAGATCATTGAGAGGTATTGGGTTAAGTATGCGTGTAGTCCTAGTTATAGGGATATAGCGCAGATACGGGGGGTTAGTGGTGTGAGTGGGGTGAAGAAGATCATTGATCGGCTGGAGAAGTTAGGTGCGGTGAAGAGGATGAAGAATAGGCGGAGTGTAAGGCCGGTATATATTAAGTTTGTGAGGAAGAAAGATTGAATTTAGAAGAATTGATATCGAAGTTAAGTAAGGATGAATATGAAGCATTCATGGAGAAGGTGTATGCGGTGAAGGAGAGTGTCTTGAGGGAGGAGGCTCAGGACAGTTTTATGGCGTATGTGAAGATGATGTGGCCTGGGTTTGTTGGGGGTAGGCATCATTCGGTGATGGCGAAAAAGTTTGAGGCTATTGCGAGGGGTGAGAGTAAGCGGTTGATTATCAATATGGCGCCTCGTCATACAAAGAGTGAGTTTGCGAGTTATTTATTGCCTAGTTGGTTTTTGGGTAAGTACCCTAGTAAGAAGGTGATTCAGTGTTCGAATACTGCTGAGTTAGCGGTTGGGTTTGGTAGGAAGGTTAGGAACTTGGTGGGGAGTGAGCAGTATAAGACTGTGTTTCCAGAGGTAAATTTGAGACAGGATAGTAAGGCGGCGGGTAGGTGGAGTACGAATAAGAATGGGGAATATTTTGCGATTGGTGTTGGGGGTACGGTAACGGGTAAGGGTGCGGATTTGTTGATTATTGATGATCCGCATTCAGAACAGGAAGCTGCTATGGCGGCGGGGAATCCTGATGTTTATGCGAAGGTTTATGAGTGGTATACGTCTGGGCCGCGGCAACGTTTACAGCCAGGTGGGAGTATTGTGATTGTGATGACCCGTTGGGGGGATGGGGATTTAACGGGTCGGGTATTGAGGGATGCGATACAGAGGGAGAAGGGTGAGCAGTGGGAGCTGATTGAGTTGCCTGCGATCATGCCGAATGGGAATCCTTTGTGGCCAGAGTTTTGGAGTTTGGATGAGCTGAGTGCGCTGAGGGATGAGTTGCCAATATCTAAGTGGAATGCTCAATATCAGCAAAGGCCGACTGGTGAAGAGGGGGCGTTGGTTAAGAGGGAGTGGTGGAGGAGATGGAAGGAAGATAGACCGCCTCCTTGCAGTTTTATTATTCAGTCATGGGATACGGCTTTTACGAAGAATGAGAGGTCTGACTATAGTGCGTGTACGACATGGGGGGTGTTTAATTTGAATGAAGACCCCAATGATGTGAACGTGATTTTGTTGGATGCGGTGCAAAGGAGGATGGAGTTTCCTGAGCTGAAGGAAGCGGCTTATAGTTATTATCGGGAGTGGAGTCCTGATGCTTTTATCATTGAGGCAAAAGCTGCGGGTAGTCCGTTGATCTTTGAGTTGAGGAGGATGGGGATACCTGTGAGTGAGTTTACTCCTACGAGGGGGAATGATAAGTTTGTCAGGTTGAATTCTGTGACGGACTTGTTCAGGTCGGGGAAGGTGTGGTGTCCTGAGACGAGGTGGGCGGATGAGGTTGTTGAGCAGATGGCCAGTTTTCCAAATAGTGAGCATGATGACTTGGTGGATAGCAGTACGCAGGCTTTGATTCGGTTTAGGGCTGGTGGGTTTTTGAGGTTGGATACAGATGAAGAAGATGAGCCAAGACACTTTAGAAGAAAGGTTCCATATTACTAATGGATGATTTAGAAAAGTTTATGAATTATTGGATGGCGCATCGACCGATCAATAGTCCTATGGAAATGGGATTGGATTATTCGGGGAATCTTCATGGCGTGGTGTTGTTTAGGGATGCGCCTTATCAGGTGCAATTGTTTACTGTAAAGCCTAATTCTGTGATTGAGCCGCATATACACCCAAATGTAGATTCGTTTGAAGTGTTTATGACGGGGGACATTGAGTTTAGTTGTGACGATCAGGTGTTTTCTCAGACGTCACTTGGTGATACGATAAGGGTGTTGCCGACTGCATGGCACGGTGGGAAATTTGGGGAACGAGGGGGTTGCTTTTTATCCATACAGAAATGGTTAAAAGGGGAACCTACATCAGTGGGTTATGACTGGGATGATAAGAGTCATAACACGACTGGAACTGCAAAAAATAAGGATTAATTATGTTGGAAAAAGCACTTAATCGGGCTCCTAGTGGACTGGAAGATTTATTAAACGATGGCCCAGAAATAGAGATAGAGATAGAAGATCCTGAGAGTGTGAGCATTCACGCTGATGGGTTGGATATTGAAATGGGCAAGGATCACGATATTGCTTTTGACGATAACTTAGCTGACTTCATTGGAGAGCAGGAGTTATTGAGTATTGCGACAGAATTGATTGGGGATTTTGATTCTGACTTGGCGTCTAGAAAAGAATGGATGCAGACTTATGTCGATGGACTAGAGTTGTTGGGATTGAAGATTGAGGAGAGGACGGAGCCTTGGGAGGGAGCATGTGGAGTGTTTCACCCGTTGTTGGCTGAGGCTTTGGTCAAATTCCAAGCTGAAACAATGATGAGTACGTTTCCTGCGGCTGGGCCAGTAAAGACTCAGATCGTTGGGAAAGAGACTCAGGCTAAGAAGGAAGCTGCTGAGCGAGTTCAGAATGACATGAACTATCAGTTGATGGACGTTATGAAAGAGTACCGTCCTGAGCATGAGAGGATGTTGTGGGGCCTAGGGTTAGCGGGTAATGCATTTAAGAAAGTGTATTACGATCCCCATATGAGAAGACAGGTGTCGATGTTTGCTCCTGCCGAGGATGTGGTTGTTCCTTATGGAGCCAGTAGTTTAGAGAGTGCTCCCCGTATTACTCATGTGATGAGGAAGACGGAAAATGAGTTGAGAAGATTACAGGTTGCTGGTTTCTATAGAGATGTAGATCTCGGTCACCCAGATAATATATTAGATGAAGTCGAGAAGAAGATTGCTGAAAAGCTTGGCTTTAGAGCTACTTCGGACGATAGATACAAGGTATTAGAGATCCATGTGGACTTGGATTTACCTGGATTTGAAGATGTAGATAAGCATGGTGAGCCGACTGGCATTGCTTTGCCTTATATAGTTACGATTGAAAAAGGTACTACAAGCGTATTGGCGGTAAGGAGAAACTGGTCACCAGATGATCCGACTAAGGCCAAGAGACAGCATTTTGTCCACTATGGATATGTACCTGGATTTGGTTTCTATCACTTTGGTTTGATCCATTTAATTGGAGCTTTTGCCAAGTCTGGTACGTCTTTAATTAGACAGTTGGTTGATGCGGGTACGCTGAGTAACTTGCCTGGTGGATTCAAGACTCGTGGCTTGAGGGTGAAAGGTGACGATACACCGATTGCACCTGGAGAGTTCAGGGACGTTGACGTTCCTAGCGGATCTATTAAAGACAACTTATTGCCGTTGCCTTATAAGGAACCTAGCCAAGTATTGATGGCTTTGTTGAATCAGATCGTTGAAGACGGAAGACGCTTTGCTAATACGGCTGACTTGCAGATTAGTGATATGTCTGGACAGTCTCCAGTTGGTACGACTTTGGCTATTTTGGAGAGAACGCTAAAGGTAACGACTGCTATTCAGGCTCGAATTTACTATTCGATGCAGCAAGAGTTGGGTCTTTTGAAGGAGATCATTGCTGACTATACGCCTGAAGATTACGACTATGATCCTGAAGAAGGTAGTAGAAAAGCCAAGAAATCTGACTATCACAATGTCGATGTAATCCCAGTAGCTGATCCTAATGCGTCCACGATGGCGCAGAAGATTGTTCAATATCAGGCGGTTTTACAGTTAGCTTCACAGGCTCCTCAGCTATATAACATGCCCCTATTGCATAAGCAGATGCTTGATGTTTTAGGTATTAAGGATGTTAACAAGCTGATTCCTATGGCTGAAGACCAAGCTCCGACTGATCCAGTCACGGAGAATCAAAACGCTTTGGTAATGAAACCGCTTAAAGCTTTTTCTTATCAGGATCATCAGGCGCACATTACAGTCCATATGTCTGCAATGCAGGATCCAAAAACCCAACAATTATTGCAGAGTAACCCACAAGCTCCTCTTATTACTCAAGCACTTATGGCTCATATTAATGAGCACATTGGCTTTGAGTATAGGGTGCAGATTGAGCAACAACTAGGATTTGCATTACCTCCACAGACAGACGAGTCTGGCGAACAGGAAAAGATGGATCCCAAGGTGGAAGCTCAATTGGCTCCGTTGCTTGCTCAGGCGGCTCAAAGATTGTTACAACAATCTCAAGGTCAAGCAGCACAACAACAAGCTCAACAACAAGCGCAAGATCCAATTATTCAGATGCAACAACAAGAGTTGCAGCTTAAGGCTCAAGCCCAACAGCAGAAAGCCCAGATGGATGCAATGCAGTTGCAGATCAAGCAGCAGCAGTTGCAGATTGAGCAGATGCGTATTCAGTCACAACAACAAGTGGCTATGGCGCAAAACCAATCTAAGCAACAAATTGCAATGGCGCAAACGGCATCTAAACATATGCTTGGACAACAAGCTAATGAAATAGGTGAGAAAAAGATACACATGGAAGCAGCTTCCAAGGTGGCAGAGATCAAGACCAAAAAGCATTCCGATTCGGTTGCTCATGGTGTTGAGATGGCCAAGCAGTATTTAGCAGACAGAACTGCTGATACTCGGGCTAAGGACGAGCTTGTTGCAGACGGCATGAAGTCAATCATGCAGGTCAAACATCAAGAGCGAATGGCAAGTAAGAAACCTAAAGGAGAGTGATGGATGCATCAGATGTTCTGGTACAACAACTGGAATCAAATGTAGTAATGCTCAAGGATTGGTTAGCTAGCGGGCAAGCCAAAGACTATTCTGAGTATTTAAATTTGTGCGGCGAGATACGAGGTCTGCTGGTCGCACGACAAAACATATTAGACTTGAAAAAGAAAATGGAGCATTCGGACGATGAATGATGTTGATTTAACCCAAGCGGTGGACTTATCCGCACTATTAAATGTACCTGCTGAAGAGAAGGCTACACAACTACCCAAGCCAAGTGGTTATCGCATTCTTTGCGCTATCCCTGAGGTTGAAAAAGAGTTCGAAAGCGGCATTGTTAAAGCCGATTCGACAGTCAACTTTGAAGAGAAACTGGCTACAGTCCTTTTCGTTGTCGATCTTGGCCCTGATTGTTACTCCGATACTGCACGTTTCCCTAGTGGTCCGTGGTGTAAAAAGGGTGATTTTGTGATTGTTAGACCGAATTCGGGCTCACGATTGCTGATTCATGGTAGAGAATTCAGAATGATCAACGATGACACGGTTGAAGCGGTGGTAGACGATCCACGCGGCATCAAGCGTTCAAACTAAGGAGCTGAACATGGCTGAAAATGATAAATTTGACTTCAAGTTTCCAGATGAACTTGAAGAAAGTAATACTAAAGTGAATGATGAGTCGGACTCATCATCCGTTGAAATTGAAATTGAGGACGATACTCCTCCAGAAGACCGTGGCCGCAAGCCCGTTCCGCAAGAATTTGTCAAGAATCTTGAAGTCGAGACAGATGATCTCGACAAATATAGCAAAGATGCCAAAGACAAGCTCATTCAAATGAAGCGAGTGTGGCATGACGAGCGTAGAGAGAAGGAAGCCGCACAGCGAGAGCAACAGCAGGCCGTCACTTTAGCGCAACGTTTGCTAGAAGAGAACAAACGCATCAAGGGAATGTTGCAATCTGGGGGTCAAGAGTACGCAAATACCCTCAATAATGCAGCAAATCTTGAGCTTCAGATGGCAAAAAATGCCTATAAACAGGCATATGAGTCTGGTGATACAGACGCTATTGTTGAAGCTCAAAACAAGATGCAACAAGCGAATTTGCGCCTTTTGCAAGCGCAAAGCTTCAAAATGCCCCCTTTACAGGAGGAAAAATTTGAGGTACAAACGCAACAAGAGCAAGTTCAAGCTCCCCGTGCTGACAGAAAAGCGCAGGAATGGCAGGAACGAAATCCTTGGTTCGGACAAGACGAGGAAATGACAGCAGCAGCTCTTGGCCTTCATAGGAAACTAGAGAGGCAAGGTGTGGCAGTTGGCTCTGAAGCATACTACTCAACGTTAGACAAGACAATGCGTAGGCGGTTCCCAGAAAGTTTTGATGAACCAGTTGAAGAGAAAAGCGAAACTCGTACAAAACCGAGCACTGTTGTGGCCCCCGCGACTAGAAGCACCGCTTCGAAAGTGGTCAAAATGAAACAGAGTGAAATGGCAATAGCCAAGAAACTAGGTTTAACCCCACAACAATATGCTGATGCTAAACGTAACTTGGAGAATCAATAATGGCTGAGAACAGAGTACCCCGTGAATTAAGTAATAGAGAGAAAAGCGCCCGTCCCCAACAATGGAGGCCGCCTGAAACTCTTCCAGAGCCGATCAAGGAAGCTGGTTATGAATATCACTGGAAGCGGGTTTCGATTTTGAATGAACCTGACCAGAGGAATATTTCTTCCTCATACAGAGAAGGTTGGGAGGCAGTCAGAATTGAAGAGCAGCCGCATATGAAATTGTTAGCTGATCCTGATGGACGTTATAAAGACAACATCTTGATTGGCGGATTGTTACTTTGCAAGCGTCCAGAGGAGATGGGGCAACAAGAAAAGGCATACTATGCCAATGTTACCCGTCAACAAACAGATGCAGTAGATAACAATCTTATGCGCCAGAGTGATCCTAGAATGCCGATCTTCAATGAGAGGAAGTCTACGACTACATTTGGCAGAGGTTCTGTCTAAAACTTTTGGAGTTCAAAATGGCTTATCCTGTCGTTTCAGCCGTGTACGGCTTAAAACCAGTAAGCTTAACTGGAGGTAGGGTGTTTGCGGGTTCTACTCGTATGGTTCCTATTTCTTCTGGTTATGGTTACAACTTTTTTAACGGTGACGTAGTTCAGCTCTCAGGTGGTACTCTTGCAGTAACTACTTTGGGCGCAGCAACTTCTCCTGTTAACGGTACTATTGGCGTGTTTGTTGGTTGTGAATACACCAACTCTTCAGGCCAAATTATTCGTTCACAATACTGGCCTGCCAGTACAGTGTCGAACTATGCAGTTGCTTACATCGTTGATGATCCTCAAGTTGTCTTCAAAGCAGCATTCCAAACTCAAAGCACTAGCTCAGTTAGCAACACACCTGGTACGGCCGTTGGTTATATCAGTGAAGCTTTCGTGGGTACAAATGCTCTCTTGATTACCAATGGTTCTAATGGTGGTTCTGCTTCTGGCAACACTACTACTGGTGACTCTGGTATGGGTTTGACTGGTACTTTCCTTGCTGGTGGTACAACTCAAGGTAATACTCGCAATACTAGCGGTGGCGCTTTCCGCATCATCCAAACAGTAACTGATACACAAGTTGTGGTTCAAGCAACTGGTTCATCATCGAGCTCTACCATTACGTTGTCATCTGCCAACTCTGCTATTCAACCTGGTATGCAAGTCATTTGTACTGCATCTGGAGCGACTAACAGTGCTCAAGGTAATTACAACTATGTAACTCAAGTAAGTGGTACGTCTGTCACTGTAGCTAACGCTATCGGTACAACAGCGTCTGGTTCGACATACAGTTTTGTCGGTTTCCCTGAAGCATTAGTACAATGGAACTTTGGTTACCATTCATACTTTAATGCTACTGGCGTTTAATTAAGGAGCTAACAAATGGCTATTTCACGCGCACAACTATTGAAAGAGCTGCTCCCAGGCTTGAACGCTTTGTTCGGTTTAGAGTATGCACGTTATGGTGAAGAACACAAAGAGATCTATGAAACAGAAACCTCTGAGCGTTCTTTTGAAGAAGAGACAAAACTGTCTGGTTTTTCTGCTGCACCAGTCAAGCCTGAAGGTACTGCCATCAGCTATGACAATGCACAAGAAGCATGGACTGCTCGCTACAACCACGAAACTATTGCCCTTGGCTTTAGCTTAACAGAAGAAGCTATCGAAGATAACCTCTACGATTCTTTGTCTGCTCGCTATACCAAAGGCTTGGCTCGTGCGATGGCATACACCAAACAGGTTAAAGCTGCTGCCGTTTTGAACAACGGTTTCAACTCTGCCTACGTTGGTGGTGATGGCGTGTCTCTGTTCAATACAGCTCACCCCTTGGTGTCTGGTGGTACTAACGCTAACACTCCTTCTACTCCTGCTGACTTGAATGAAACCGCATTGGAAAATGCAGTTATTCAAATCGCTGCATGGACAGATGAGCGTGGCTTATTGATCGCTGCCCGTCCCCAGAAGTTGATTGTTCCTCCTGCTCTCCAGTTCGTTGCAACTCGTTTGCTCGATACTGAATTGCGTGTTGGTACAAACAACAACGACATCAACGCTATCAAGAACAACGGTTCTGTTCCAGAGGGTTACACCATTAACCACTTCTTGACAGCTACCAATGCTTGGTTCTTGACTACTGATGTACCTAACGGTATGAAGCACTTCGTTCGCACCCCCTTGCAAAATAGCATGGATGGTGACTTCGATACTGGTAACGTTCGTTACAAGTCTCGTGAGCGTTATAGCTTCGGATGGTCTGATCCATTGGGAATCTACGGTTCCTATTAATTAAAAGCTCCCCCCTGAGCTTTTGGCCCCACCCAAAAAGTGGGGCTTTTTTATTGTAAAAAACATTTGCATTAATTTTAAAAAGTAGTAATATTAAGCATCTGGGAGTTTTCCTCTTGTTGCTACTGGCCCAGCAGACGATGCAACGATTAACAAGAGACTTTTGCATAAGGAATTATTATGGGACGCAGTACCTTTGAAGGCCCAATCCTATCGGGTGACAATAGATTTGGCCCCGTTAGAGATATTGGCTATACAGATTTAGTTCAAACAGCTCTATTGGATTTTTCAGTTACAACGGCTAATACCGCTAACTATGGTGGTGGTTCTGGTCAGTTTGTAGCTTCGAACAACATTCCAAATAGCAATGGTGTTATTTATACGCCTCAATCTGGCGTGTATAGCGCAACAGGCCCAACGGTAGCTACGGCTCCTACGGCTGATGCTACAACTACAGTTTATCGTGGCGTAGTATTCTATTTGCCCTATAGCTGTAACATTACCGATGTTATCCTTGACATTGGTACAATACCTAAAGATAGTGCTGGCACACCTTTGGCTGTGACCGCTATCCAGCCTTATGTTTCAAATAACTTTGCAACATCTACTGGCGTGTATGCAACATTTGCCAATATCTCTAGCCCTGCTGCTCAAAGATACACAGGTACTTATGTTGGCTCACAGTTAACAAACAGCAACGCCACATTGCAAGATTTCCAAAACTTGCAGCCTGGTCAACAACCTTCATGGTTCTCTCAAGTTGTTGTTACATTGAAGATGACTACTTCAGTAGCTGGTCTTTCTTCTGGTCAAGTTGAAGTAACAATTCGTTACAACCAGAATGACATGAACATCGGTAACTCTACAACTTACCCCTACGGTAACTTTGACTAATTAATCGGGGGCTTCGGCCCCCTCTTTAAAGGAGATTAATTATGTCTGCACAAACTTCTTCCATCACCCGTAACGGGAAGACGGAACCGTTTGCCCTACAAGTAGCTCGTGGTCAGATAGCACAACACAGTGCTATTAATATTTTTGGATATCAAGCATCAGTTGGAACTTCATTCATTCCAATTTGGGAAACTGCTGCTACATATCCAGCTTATTTGACCAGTCCTTCTGTAATGACGATTGGCAGTAATAGCGCATCAGATGTTGGTGCAACTATTATTGTTAATGGTTTGGACAAGAACTTTAATCCTATTTCTGAGATTGTTATTATGGCTAGTGGTGGCTCTGGAGCTACTGCTACTACTGTAAATAACTATCTAAGAATTCAGGGATTGGTTTTAAACACCCCAGCTGGATCACAAAAAACCAATATTGGTCAGATTACTTGTACAGCAACAAACACCAATGTTTATGCGTACATTAATGCTGGTATTGGCAAGAGTCAGATGGCGGTTTATACCGTTCCAAACAACTGTAATTTTTACTTTACTCAAGTAACAATTAACACTAACAACGCTTACACGGCATCAGGAACATCTACACTTGTATATCAAGCTGTATCTTATAACAGTATTTCTGGTGCTCAGTTAAGTGTGTTGCAAGAGCCTTTCGTCAATAACTTTATTGTGACCAAAAGTATTCCATTCCAGTTTGGCCCTAAGACTGATATTCAGTATCAGCTAAAGATTGGCACAGGAACAGTTGGTGCTGGTATTGTTGTTGAGGGATATCAGGTTTTCAACTCGGACTCTGGAAGCGCATAACATGGCAACGACCCCAGCTTGGCAACGCAAAGAGGGTAAGAACCCGAACGGCGGTTTAAACGCAAAGGGTCGTGCTTCCGCTAAGAAACAGGGGATGAATTTAAAACCTCCCCAGCCAAAAGGCGGTAAGCGTAGGGATTCTTTCTGCGCCAGAATGGAAGGCATGAAGAGAGAATTAACTTCAACAAAGACTGCAAAAGATCCTAATAGTAGGATCAACAAGTCTTTGAGAGCTTGGAACTGTTGATATGCCAAGTAAATCAGCTAAGCAACACCGTCTTATGGAAATGGTTGCCCACAATCCAAAGATGGCCAAGAAGGTAGGAATACCGCAATCCGTGGGTAAGGACTTTGTAGAAGCCGATAAAGGCAAACATTTTAGAAAAGGTGGAGATATGCCAATCAATCCTAACGCAGTTAGAGCCATGAAGATGGCCGCAAGACGTCCAGCTCCTACGGTAGCTGCTACTCCTATGATGGGAGCTCAAATGCCTGGTGCTGCTCCTATGGGCATGAAGCATGGTGGCTTGAGCAAAGAACACCATAAGACATTAGCTCATCATCACTTGGCTATGGCAGAGCATCATCTCCATATGCACAAAGGTGGCACGAAGAAGATGGCTCACGGTGGCCCAGTTGAGGATCCTGAAATTGAAGCAGGTGAAAAGCATCTTAAGCATGGTGAACATGCTGTTCAAAAGCGTGGTCATACCCGTGCTTTGGAAGAAAAGATGAAGGGCAATGACGTTGGTAACTATAAGCATGGCGGTAAAGCTCATGTGAAGAAAATGGCTACTGGCGGTCATGTTAAAGAAACACACATGAAGCACGTTGAAGCTGGCGGTCATTTGAAACATGGTGAGCACCCTGTTCAAAAGAAGGGCCACACAAAGGCAATGCAACCTAAGATGAAAGGTAGGATGATCTAATGAAACACCACAAAGAAATGCACGAAGCAGCTCCACACCACAAGCACAATGTGGATCACGTTGAGCACCACTACGGTCATGGACATGATCATATGCATGAGCAACACAAAGTAAAGCACATGTACCATGAGCATAGTCATGGTCACAAGATGCACCACGAGCACGTTAAAGCTATGTGCTACGGTGGCATGAGTCACAAGTAAGGAGCTATCATGGCAACAAGTGCATTTGGTAAAGCTTTTAGAGCAGCAAGAGATGCAGGTGATAAGACTTTTACCTTTAATGGTAAAACTTACACCACTAAGATGAAGGAAGAAATGCCTGATACTGAGAGAGAAACTCAGGGTAAGAACATTGCTTTCTACAAGAATGCACTTGATGCGGCTAAGAAGTCAGCAGCTTCAGGCGAAGAAAGAGAGGCTATTGTTCGTAATTTGAACAAAGCACAATCTGATTACGCTGGAAACAAGGCAGGTCAAGAAATGACTACGGCCAACTATGTTTCTAGAAAACCTACGATGCCTGATGATGACTCTATGGGATTCACCTACGCAGGAAAAGCTCCTCCAACAGATGAGCCTAAAGACATGAGTATGCTTGGTATGCCCATGAAAAAGGGTGGTAAGGTTAAGCATCATCACGTTAAGAAGATGGCTTCTGGTGGTCATGTTAGCTCAGCATCTAAACGTGCAGACGGTATTGCCATGAAGGGCCGTACCAAAGGGAGAATCTGCTGATGATGGCAAGCCGCGGCATGGGGGATATCAATCCCTCTAAAATGCCTGGTAAGAAGATCATACATCGTAAGGATAATCCTAACGATGTAGAGGTCTACAAAGAAGGCGGCGCTGTCTGGGATAAACCCAACCCCAAAACAAAACATAAAAAGCTTAGTCCAGAAAAGAAAGCGGCTGCTAAAAAGGCTGCTAAGAAAGCTGGCAGAAGATATCCAAATTTGGTTGACAACATGAGAATGGCAAGCAAATGAGCTATCCAATATCCACAACGACTACTGGAACGACCTCCTTTAATCTAAATGTAAATGATTTAGTTGAGGAGGCTTTTGAGCGTTGTGGTTCTCAGTTGCGTACTGGATATGATCTTAGGACTGCAAGGCGCAGTTTGAATCTATTGACCATTGAATGGGCTAACCGAGGCATTAATTTGTGGACGGTTGAAGAAGGCGCTATTCCAATGGTAACTGGACAGGTAGCTTATCCCGTCCCAGTTGATACGATTGACTTGTTGGATCATGTGATTCGACAGTATCAGGGCAATACGTCCAACCAAACAGACGTCAATATCAGCCGTATTTCTGAATCAACATACTCGACTTTACCTAATAAATTGACGCAAGGACGTCCTATTCAGGTATGGTTTAACCGTCAAAGCGGTAATGTAAACGCTACATCGGTAACAGTTTCTAGTGCAGTCTTGTCTACAGATACTGTTATTAACGTCACTACGACTACTCCTTTAGCCTCATCAGGGTTTATCAACCTAGACAATGAGACTATTTACTATTCCAATGTTAACTATGGTACGCAGTTGCAGAACTGTTTCCGTGGACAAAACGGAACAACTGCCGCAGACCATAGTGTGGGGACTTTGGTATACCAGAATTGGTTGCCAAACATTAATGTATGGCCAGCACCAAATGCAGGGGGTGGATATGTATTCGTATATTGGAGAATGCGTAGAGTCCAAGATTCGGGCAATGGTATCGAGATACAAGATATACCGTTCAGATTTATCCCTGCAATGGTTGCAGGACTTTCATATTACCTATCAATGAAGATACCTGGTACTGATCCAAACAGAATCATGGGATTGAAGGCGGATTATGAACAGCAGTATGATCTAGCGGCTCAAGAGGATAGAGAGACTGCTCCTGTCCGATTTGTACCTCGCAACATGTTCTATGTGAGATAGACATGCCAAATAGGTTTGCATCAGGCAAGTATGCAATTGCGGAGTGTGATCGGTGTGGTCAGCGCTACATGCTCAAGGAGCTAAAAAAAGAGATCATCAAGACTCGGCTTTTCAACATCAAGGTATGTCCAACATGTTGGGATCCAGATCAGCCTCAGTTGTCGTTAGGTTTGTATCCAGTAAATGATCCACAAGCGGTCAGGGATCCAAGGAATGACAAGAGCTATTACCAGTCTGGCGTTAGTGGTTTAATGACACAAGTTGGTTGCGGAACGTGCAAGCAACAGTCAGGATTCCCACAAGACGGCAGTAGGCAAATACAATGGGGGTGGCAACCTATTGGCGGATCGAGAAACTTTGATGATGGTTTGACACCAAATGATCTCAATCCTAAATGGGCAGTAGGTACAGTAACAATCACGACAACGTAGGAGTTTGAAATGGACAAGAAACAAGTAACAAAGATTGCAGATAAAGAAGCTGCAAAAGAAGTTCACAAGCATGAAAAACACATGCACAAAGGTGCTAAGCCTACTAAAATGGCTAAAGGCGGTGTGACCAGTAAAGCTATGAAAGCAGTTGGTCGTAACTTGGCTAGAGCACATAACCAGAAACCTGGGAGCAAATAATGGCTACTCAAATTAAAGCAACGACTAAAAATAGTCCAGCTCTAAAGGTAGGCAAGAATCCTGATAATGGCCCTGCTGAGGAATATGCAGGTCGTTACATTGAGGCTATGCCTGAGTTGGATTCCAGAGTGGATCGCAGCAAGCTTGAGAATCTTAGCATGACCGTCAATGGTGTAAGCAAGACTGTAGGCGAGCAGCATCCCAAAACAAGCGGTATCAAGATTCGTGGAACTGGTGCAGCTACTAAGGGCATTATGTCCAGAGGGCCAATGGCTTGAACTACATTCAGCTTACAAATGCTATTCAGGACTACACTGAGAATACATTTACTCAGGTAGAGCTGAACACATTCATCATCAGCGCAGAACAGAGGATATTAAACTCTGTTCAATTGCCGTCTTTGAGAAGGAATGTGACTGCATATTTGTCAGCACAGAATCCGTATTTGCAAGCTCCTTTGGATTTCTTGTCTGTCTTTTCTTTTGCGGTAATTAATCCTACTACTGGTGAGTATTACTACTTGCTAGACAAGGATGTTAACTTCATCAGAGCTTCTTTCCCCAGTCCAACTTACTACAATACTCCTGCCTACTACGCCATATTTGGGCCTAGATCAGACAATGAAGATTTCCTTACCTTTATGATGGGGCCAACCCCAGATCAGAGCTATGAGGTAGAACTGCATTATTTCTACTATCCTACTTCTATTGTTCAGGGAAGTATGTATTTGGTGTCCATTACTCAACCTGGAATTGGGTATCCTAATGGCACTTACTACAACATTTCAGTAACTGGTGGAGCAGGATCAGGAGCTTTGGCTACGGTAACCGTGGTTGGCGGATCAGTTACCAATGTCACGATTGATGCAGGCGGTTCATTGTATTTGGTTGGAGATGTATGCAGTATTTCTCCAATTAATGGACAAGGTTCAGGATGCACGTTTAGTGTGACCAATACAACCAATCCATCTGGTACATCTTGGTTGGGTAACAATTTTGAATCGTCTTTGCTATATGGTTCTTTGATCGAGGCTTACACCTTTATGAAAGGTGATGCGGATATCATGGCCGTATATACAAAACGTTATGACGAGGCATTACTTCTTCTCAAGCAATTGGGCGATGGCAAAGACCGTGGCGATGCTTACAGAGATGGTCAAGTTAGGTATCCAGTTAAATGATAGTTCAAACCGTCACCACTTCGTTTACCTACAATGCTTTGTTGGGCAATATCAATTTGCAGACAGATCAAATCTACATGGCACTTTACAACGGTAATGCGGCCTTAGATAATACAACTGCGGTCTACACTTCAGTCAATGAGGTGGTAGGAACAGGCTATACGGCAGGCGGTCAGTTGATGACCAATATATCGGTGAGCTTTGACAATCAGAGCAACACGGTATTTATTAATTGGGCAAATGTTGTATGGAGTCCAGCAGCGTTTACATGCAGAGGAGCATTGATCTATGATAAGTCAAAGAACAATGCGTCAATCGCTGTGTTAAACTTTGGTTCAGACAAAACTTGCAGTAATTCCTTTACTGTAACGATGCCTGCGAACACAAATACGACAGCATTATTAAGGATATCTTAAGGAGTTTTTATGAGCGAAATAGCAAAATTTGGAGATACTTGTGATGCTACAGTCACTCGTGGCGCAGGCACAACCGAGATCATGGGCTTAGAAGGAGTCTATGAAGCGGTTTGTTACGACAAAGATGGAAACATCAAGTGGCAAGATACGATTCAAAACTTGACCACTAACGTTGGCCGTCAGAACTTATTGCAGTTTTACTTTGTAAGTCCTGCTTCAACTAATGCAATTGTGATGGGTTTGATGGGTGCAAGCGGTGGTTCATCTACTCCTGCCTATACAGACACACAATCAAGCCATTCTGGTTGGTTGGAAGTTGGCGGAACGAATGCTCCTACCTATTCTGGCACACGCAAGACACCTAGCTTTACCACAACCACTACGGCTAATCCAGCTGTATTGGCTACTAGCGCATCAGTTGTGTTCAACATGACTAGCTCGGGTACTGTGTACGGTGCGTTCATTAATGCCTCTGGTTCATCAACCATTGATAACACAACAGGCACATTGTTCAGCGCTGGAAACTTTACTGCTGGATCAAAGACAGTCAGTAATGGTGACACAATCAACGTTAGCTACACATTATCAGCCGCAGGCTAATAGGAGCCTCTGATGGCTTTTGCAATATATGATCGAGTTCAGCAGACGGCATCGGCTAACACCACAGTTAGTTTCACATTAAGTGGATCAGTAACTGGGTATCAGTCGTTTGCCGTTGTTGGTAATGGCAACACCACTTATTACGCAGCTTTTGACGGAGCTGGTAACTGGGAGGTGGGTCTTGGAACGTATTCCACTACTGGGCCTACACTAAGTAGAACAACCATCTACTCGTCTAGCAATTCGGGTAGTGCGGTCACGTTCAGTGGAACGGTCAATGTATTCATCACTTACCCATCAGAGTATGCCTTGTGGTCAGGTGGCCCCTTGGGTACACCAAGCTCTGGCACTTTGACCAATGCGACTAATTTGCCTATTGCAACTGGCGTAAGTGGGCTTGGTACTGGCGTAGCTACTGCTTTAGGCAATACGGCTAACGGTGCAAGTGGTGTAATGACTAAAGATGCCAATTCCAATATCACTTGGAATAATGAAGCACCTGGATATACCAACGTAGTTACCGCAGCTGGAACAACTACTATTACCGCATCTGGTACAAGGTATCAGCACTTTAGTGGCACAAGCACACAGACTTTGAAACTTCCAGATGAAACAACTATTCCCGTTGCAATGGGATATATTGTTGATAATGATTCAACTGGAAACGTAACAGTTCAGGATAGCGCAGGAAATACTTTAGCTACTGCCATACCTGGTGGAGCTGGTTGGATTTATTCTTTGTCCAATAGCACGGCTACAGGTAATTGGGCTGGCTATTTATTGCCTCCAGGAAATAGCTCTACTGCACCCTTAACTTGGGGTACTGCAGGTTTAAATATGTCTGGTCAGTATCTTCAGGGTGTTACAACCTTGAGTATGTCTGGACAATTGACCAATACAGTTGCTACAGGAACTGCTCCATTCGTGGTTTCCAGTACAACGCAAGTGGCTAACTTGAATGCTGCTACTGCTGGTAGCGCAGGATCAGTAACCAATTCTTTGACCTTGAACAATAGCGGATCTGGTGCTAGTTCGGGTACAACTTACAACGGGTCAGGCGCAGTTACTTTATCCTATAACACCATTGGCGCATCTCCTTTGGCTGGATCAGCAAGCATTACTACCGTTGGAACAGTTACTTCGGGTACTTGGAATGCTAACGTTATTACTGGTACATATGGTGGAACTGGCGTCAATAATGGATCCAACACCATAACAATAACAGGTAACTTTGCTACTTCTGGCGCCTATCCAATAACATTGACTGCTACTGGTTCAACTTCAGTAACTTTGCCTACATCAGGTACATTGTCTACTGTTTCTCTAAGCGCTGCTAATTCTTGGACTAATACACAAACGTTTAGCGGATCAACTAGTGTATTGGGTGAAGTCTTAGCTAACGCAGCAGAAACAGTAAATACGGTTGCAGGAACAGTAAATGCTAATGCTACGGCTTATTTGAATACTGGATCAGTAAGCTATTACACGACTGCCGCCTCAGCAACATGGACGCAGAATTTGACGTTTAGCTCTGGCACAACAATGAATAGTGCTTTGTCTACAAACCAAGCTGCTACATTTGCTATTCTTGTGACGCAAGGATCAAGTGGCGCAAGCTATTATCCTACTGCCGTAAACGTGGATGGATCTGCTTCGGGTGTAACTGTTTATTGGCAAGGCGGTTCAGCCCCTACAAAAGGCTATGCAACAGGCATTGATGTTTATACTTATACGGTCATTAAGACAGCTAGTGCTACTTATACCGTATTAGCTTCACAGACCCAGTTCTAATATGTTTGGGATAACATCATTTTCTGCAACATCTTTTGCGGGGAATCCGACTGTTATCAATGCCGTTGCGGTTACAGAAACTGTAACGCTATCGGATGTTGAGTCCGCTTCATCATACCTTGTTGGAGCTACAGTTGAGTCGTTCAGCTTAACAGATTTAGAGCCCGCAACGTTCATTTTCTATGAAACTGTAACAGATAGTATTACAGTTACGGATGCTGAGACAGGTGGATTTGGTTCTTATGTAACCGTTCCTGAATCATTTAGCTTTTCTGATGCGTATACAGGTGCAGGTGCATTTGCAGGATCTATTGCAGATACTATAACTTTAACTGTTTTACAAGTTGGAGGTATAGCTTTTTCAGGATCGGTATCTGAAACTGTTACTTTAAGCGATGCCATAACTGCATTTAGAGGTCAAAATGGTTCTGTAAATGAAACCATTAATTTCTCTGACAACTTTACTATGCGAGGTGTATTTGTTGGGGCGGTTTCAGAGCCAGTTACTTTGTCAGATGTTGTTGGTGGCAATAGTAAATTCGTGGGTAATACAGTAGAATCAATTTCAACAACTGATTCATTTGCTGGTAGATACTTTTGGGAAAATGTTAACGATACTCAATCGGCAACATGGATTGCAGTAAAAACGGTGTAAGGAAATAAAATGTCAACAAGTTATACGTCATTGTTGGGCTTAGCGTTACCTACTACGGGGTGCTTGTCTGGCACTTGGGGAACTGTAGTAAATAACAATATTACGCAATTGGTTGAATGTGCAGTAGCAGGTTCAGCTACTCAAAGCGTCACTTCAGCAGATTGGACGCTGACCACAACTGGTTCAGGAGCAGCTAATCAAGCTAGACAGGCTATCCTTATTCCTACTGGTACACCTGGTGTAAACAGAAACATCATAGCTCCAGCTCAAAGCAAAACATACATTATTGTTAATCAGTCAAATTCTACTGTGACTGTTAAAGCATCTGCTACAACTGGTGTTGTAATAGCAGCCAATTCAAATGCAGTTGTTGTTTGGAATGGTTCAGATTTTGTAAGAGCTAGTATCAATGCTGCTGGTTCAAATTCACAGTTGCAATTTAACTGTTCTGGATCTTTAGGTGCATCATCTAATTTTACATTTGACGGTACTAATGCTTACGTTGGATCGGGTGGTGGTATCAAGTTTGGTAATACTGCAAATACTCATTATGTTGGATTCAAAGGTGCTCCTTGTGGATCAACCAATATTCAATGGCAGTTGCCTGCGGCAGACGGAACATCTGGGCAAGTAATAGCGACCAATGGTTCTGGAGTATTGTCTTTCCAACCCGCTTGTGGCGTACAGTTAGCAGCTAACAACACATGGACTGGCACTCAAAACTTTACAGGCACAAGCTCAAAAGAAGCTATTAAACTTTTAAATGCTGCTGAATCTGCGGTATTGACGGGGACAGGAATAGCTGGCGCAGTCAATTTGTATGTAGCAAGCGGTGCAGTTATTTATTCAACCGCAGCAGCAACTTCTAATTGGACAGTTAATTTATCCTTCTCATCAGGAACGACATTGAATACTGCTATGGCAGTAGGCGATGTAATCAGCGTAGCATTTTTGGTAACTCAAGGATCTACTGCTTATTACAATACGGCAGTTACTGTGGATAGTAATTCTCAAACTGTTTCTTGGCAGGGTGGATCAGCTCCAACATCTGGAAATGCAAACGGTATTGATGTATATACATATACAATAATTAAAACTTCTTCAACTCCAACATATACCGTGTTGGGATCTTTAGTTCAATTTTAAGAGGTAAACAATGCCACTAATTATAACTAGAGGTGCAGCTTCAGCTAAAGGTTTTGGCTTTGCTGGTTTTGTAGGTAAAGCACCTGGAGCTCCAACAATTGGAACAGCTACGGCTGGAAATGCACTTGCTTGCGTAGCATTTACTGCCCCATCATGCACAGGAATTCCTCCTGGTATTACTGGCTATCAAGCAACATGCGTAGCAACAGGAACTCATACTGCAACTGGTTCTAGCTCTCCAATTCAAATTACTGGTCTTACAAACTGTACAGCTTATACATTTAAAGTTAGAGCAACTAATTCGGTAGGATATGGTGCATATAGCGGAAACAGTAATAGCGTTACACCAGTTGTTAAAGGTTCACAACTTTATACTACACCCGGCACATTCACATGGGTAGCTCCTGCTGGAGTAACTAAAATTTCTATTGTCGCTGTTGGTGGAGGCAGTGGATCAGGTAATTGTGGCGGATGTTGTTGTGGAAATCCTTTTGGGGGCGGCGGAGGCGCTGGAGGTGGATTAGGTTATAAAAATAATTACGCAGTTACACCTGGATCTTCTTATTGCATTACTGTTGGTGCTGGTGGTGGTGGCTGCCGATCTGGTGGATGCAGTTATTTTGCAAACACAGGTATAGTAAAAGGTGGTGGCGGACAAGGTGAGTGTGGTGGAAATCATGGTGGGTGTGGTGGTGGCAATGGTGGTTCAGGCAATGGAAATTATTACAACCGTACTTCAGGGGGTGGTGGGGCTGGTGGTTATTCAGGGACTGGTGGAGCTGGTGGCTATGGATGTACAAATAGCACATCAGGTTCTGGTGGAGGTGGTGCTGGTGGACAAAGAGCAATTTCCGCTTGCCTTGGCGCTGGTGGAGGTGGTGGTGTAGGTTTTTACGGACAAGGTTCTTCTGGAATTGCTAATTCAAGAGTTGGTTCTGGAGGTGCTGGTGGTTCTTCTGGTGGATCTGGTGTTTGTTCTTTAGGAAATAAAGGTGGTTCGGGAGGTAATTATGGAGGAGGTGCTGGTGGCTCTGGGAGAGGAGGAGGCACTACACAACATGGTGGAGGTGGATTTGTGAGAATTGTGTGGCCTGGATGCTCAAGAACATTCCCATCAACTTGTGTAGGAGTTCCATAATATGAATTTATACATTGAAACTGATAGCAACGGAAATCCAATTAACCATCCTGCTTTTGAAGAAAATCTTTTGCAAGCATTTGGTTCAATTCCGTCTAATTGGGAGCCATTCACTCGTGTAGAAATTCCAACACCTACGGTATATCAAGTTCTTGATAGCCAAGAACCGACATATCAAAAGGTTAACGGTGTTTGGACAGATGTTTGGGCCTTGCGTGACATGACAGACGCAGAAAAAATAGCCAAACAACAATCTGTGAAAGATGCTTGGAATTCAAAACCCAGACCAAATTTAACCGCATGGACATTTGATGAGGTAACTTGTTCTTACGTTCCTCCTATTCCAATGCCAACAGATGGACAACAGTATTTTTGGCAAGGAACAACAAATACATGGCAAATAAGACCTCCTTACCCAAGTGATGGAAAAGACTATAAATTAGACATTGCAACAGCAACGTGGGTTGTAGTTACTCCTACTCCTGGTGCATAATGTAGTTTTTTACAACCAAAGGAAAGACAATGTGTTCTGCTGCTGAAGTTATTGGGGAAACTGAGGTTAAGGAGGAAGCTCCACCGCAGAATCAATTGCAAGCTCTTTATTATTTTCCTACTGCCGTCTATACGGTAAATAGGCCAGAATATTTGGAATTAACTAGACAAGTTACTACTGAGTATTTGAACAAAGTTAAAAAAGGTAAAAAGCTTGATCCAATTTATCCAGTCATAATGACTGAAAATTTATTTACCGATGAACGAATGTTTGAGTTTTCAACATTTGTTGGCCAGACGGCATGGAATATTCTTGAGTCACAAGGATATAACATGATCAATAAAACAACTTATTTCAGCGAAATGTGGTGTCAGCATCATCACAAGCATTCTGCAATGGAGCAGCATGTTCATGGATTTGGATCTCAGATTGTAGGTTTTTACTTTATCGACTGCCCTCCAGATTCATCTCATGTTGTATTCCATGATCCTAAAGCAGCAAAGATAATGATCAACATTGATGAGTTGGTTCCTGCTAATGCTACTTATGCAAGCAATATGATTAACTTTAAGCCTGAGCCTGGAACATTTATGTTTACCAATGCTTGGCTTGCTCATTCATTTACTAGACATGCATCGGCTAAGCCTATGCGGTTTATTCATTTTAACCTTGGTGTTCAACTGGCTAATGTAGCTCCCCCTGCTACTACGCCAGTAGAAGTGGTTTGAAGTACAGGATTCGGTTTAACAAGTCCAGAGGTCAAGCAGGCAGAGGTTCAATGGAGCATGTTTGGCGAGTATTCGAAGGGGAAAAAGAATACTTGCTAAAACATTTTATATTAAATGTGCCAAGCAATAGCGAGATTGAGGCTAATGGACAGGATTGGAATGTGGTGTGCGAAGGCGTTATGACGATAGATCGTGCAACGTCAACTGCAACGATTAACAAAGGAGAGTGACATGGCTGAGAAGTGGATACAGAAAGCAATTAAACATGCAGGCGCTTTGAGAGAGCAGTTGCATGTTCCTGAAGGCAAAAAGATTCCTGCGAAGAAACTGGCTAAAGCAGCTAAGGCTCCAGGCAAGCTTGGTCAAAGAGCTCGTCTAGCTGAAACTTTAAAGCACATGCACAAATGAGTGACGATGTAGATAAGCGTTTAGCTGTGCATGAAGCAGTCTGTACAGAGCGATATAACTCAATCTCCAAGTCTTTGATGGATGGTTCCAAGAGGATGTCAAAGATTGAGTATTTGCTTTATGCCGTCATCATTGCTGTGCTCATGGGACCTGGTGCAGCGGCTGAAATATTTAAGAAAATCTTTGGTTTGTAATTGATTATTCATTCATTTATAAGAAAATTTAAGAGCAGTCACTTGACTGTATTTTTTAAGGAATAAACATGATTAACGTTATCCAATCCCTTCAAGATTTCATTGCCAAGTTGGGTTTTTCTCAAGGTTCTGCCGAGCACGATGCTGCTTCTAAGTTTGCTGACTTCCTCACACAAGAGCAACAAAACATTCAAGACGCAATCACATTGCTCACAGACCACGGTTACACCGTTACTCACGATGCTTTGCCAGATGCGGTTGCTGCCCCCGCTGAGCCTGCTGCTGCCCCCGCAGACGCTACTCCAGCTCCTGCAACTAACTAAAATCCAAGCCCCTCTTTGGAGGGGTTTTTTAAGGTGTCAAAATTGATCCATTCACTCTTGTTGCCCTTGCCTCTGGCGCTTTCAAGCTCTGTAAAGATGCTTGTGAGATGTACAAAGAGGGTAGGCAAATTGTTGTTGATATTGCCCATGAAGTTGATGGAGTTGTCAAAGACGCTAAGGCAGTACAAAAAAAAGCCAAAGGGCTTCTTGGGTTCTTAACTAGCGTATTTGGTAAGAAAGAGGAAGAGCAACCACAAGTTGCTCAACCTACTAAAAAGGCTAAAAAGAAGAAAGAGGCTCCTCCAGAGTTTGATGAAAACCTCATTTACCAACAGGTCAGTGATGCTCTCATCAAGTTCTATAGAGCGTACAACGCCCTAAAAAACTATACGAAAGAACAGGAAGAGTTTGCTCTTCATGCAAATAACGAGGAAGGCCAAGAGGCTGCAATTAACATAACGATTGCCAATTTGCAGATGGAGAAATTGAATACGGAGCTGAGTGATTACATGGTGTACCACGTTCCTCTTGAATTGAAGGATTTGTATACTCGGGTCAATCAGCAAATTGGTCACATTGCCAATGTGCAGGCGCTTGCAAGACGAGAGGAAATGCTGAAGGAGCGTAGGGCAAAATGGCAACGGGAGCAAAAGGCGGATCTAATAAAGGGAAGAATGGTGGCTTCAGCAATTACAGTGCTGATGCTAATGTGGGCATGGCTAATGATTCTCAGCATGACACACTCGCCATCTTATTGATCATTGTTTTGTTGGTTGTTTTGCTTTTACTGATTCCGTTGATTGCTTGGATGTATGTGGATGTAAGGCAGATGGAGCTGAGGGTTAACAAGGCCCTACAAAGGATTGAAGGCAAATGATTAAAAAAGCCAGTTTTATATACACATCTATACTAATATGTATATTTTTTCCATTTTTGTGTACAGGTTGCCATGATTCTTATCGCTATACATGCCAAGACCCTGCACACTTTCAGGATCAAGAATGCCAAAAACCGATGTGTGAGTTTACGCAAACTTGCCCTGAATATTTAGTAGCCCCCATTTTGGAGAAGAAAATTGAAGGAATTACTTCTAGCATTCCTCAACAGTCCCAAGGAACGCCTGTCTGCCGATGACATAGAAGTCCGTGTAAGGGCTTTTGTGATTATCATGGTGACCTTGATTCTGTTCTTTATTGTGGTCACATTGATCTATAGCATTATGTTTGTTTCTCAACCAATCAAACAAATGGCCCCAATAGATCAAGCTTTCTCCAAGATGCTGAACGATATTGTGCTTTTGATTGTTGGCGGTATTGGTGGAATATTGACCAAGGGCGTAACCAATGAGGCTACGAACATGATGAACGCAGCAAAAGCTAATACTGCTGCCTATGTTGCTCCGCCTCCCCCACCACCAGCTCCAGTCGTAATGATGGCCCCATCTACACCACCCAACTGGACGCCACCTTTTCCTCCTCAAACACCGCCTTACTTAGAACCTGACCATGAGAGGGAAAGAATGGCTAACGCTAGGGCACAAGCAATATGATTAGTTGGCTATTCGGTAACATCATGTATTATTTGGCGTTGGCCGCCTTGTTTGGCGGTATGGCCATTTTTGTAGTTGGTTTTTTTGCGGGCATTTTCCCGTTGTTAAAAGCTCATGCACTTTTGATAAAAGTTGCTGGAGCAGTTTTGTTTATATTAGGAGGTTACTATGTCTCAGATCATCACGGCTATGAAAGACGGGTTGCAGAAGATAAAGCAGAAATTGAGCGCCTTAATGGAGATGCTCGGGCAAAAGAAGCAGAGCTCGGACAAAAGCTCTCAAGAGCCACCAGTCAATTAAAGCAGGCTAAAAATGATATCAAAACAAAGCAAGCTAGTATTAATGCTCGCATTGATGCTGGCGAGTTGCGCCTCCCCTCCACCTGTGGTGTACAAGCCAGTGCAGATGCCCCCAATGGAGATCAAGCCAATGGAGCCGAATCTAACAGACAGACTGTTAAAGATATTGTCTCCATCGCAGCAGACGGAGACAAAGCAATCGTCAAGCTCAATGCCTGCATTAGCCAATACAACGAAGTGATGAAGACCGTGAATGAGGGTGTGAAATGATTACAGTTGAAAAGCTTCATGCCTTACAGATTGGGCCAGAATGGGTTGAGCCACTTAATGCAACGATCACAAAGTTCAACATCTTTACCGTTAAAGAGCAGGCGGCTTTTATTGGTCAGCTTTCCCATGAATGCAATCACTTCCGCACTTTGGAAGAGAACTTAAACTATAGAGCTGAAACCCTTCAAGCTCTCTTTCATACTCACTTTAAACCAGAGGAGTATGCCCTTTTTGCCCATCAACCTCAAAAGATTGCCAACCGCATTTACGCTAATCGTGGAGGTAATAGGAATGAGGCAAGTGGGGACGGTTTTTTGTACAGGGGAAGAGGTACGATCCAGCTCACCTTTCACGATAACTACTGGCATTGTGGCCAAGCCCTTGGTCAGGACTTTGTAAAGAATCCAGACTTGGTAAAAACACCTATGTATGCAGCAATGAGTGGTGGTTGGTTTTGGGCTACGCACGGGTGCAATAACTTAGTTGATAATGATGAAGCGCTTTGTAAGAGAATCAATGGTGGTTTGTTTGGACTGAATGAACGCAAGGAATTAACTGCTAAAACTCTTGCGGTTTTAAGCGCCTAATGGGACAATAAGTTATGCCACTAAAGAAGCTTCTATTCAAAGCTGGCGTCAACCGTGAGAACACAAGATATACCACTGAGGGCGGGTGGTTTGACTGTAATAACATACGGTTTCGCCAAGGTAGCCCTGAGAAACTGGGAGGATGGAGTATCATCTCCAACAACACTTTTAAAGGTGTTTGTAGAGCTCTTTGGAATTGGTCTACTTTATTCAATGAATCATCATTAATCAGCGCTGAAAACTTAATTGGCGTTGGTACAAATCTCAAGTATTACATTGAACTAGGCGCTGCTTATTACGATATCACGCCTATTCGCTACACAAGTGTCATACCAGAAACAAGCTTCACGGTAACTGGCGGATCGTATACGGTTAAGGTCAATGATCCTGGGCATGGAGCTATAACAGGTGACTTTGTAACCTATTACAACACCATTACTTTTGATGGAGTCACGATTACTGGTGAATATCAGGTAACGGTTATTGATAGCAATAACTACACTATTCAAGCATCTACTACTGGCGTTGTTGGTTGGGGTGCAGGGCCTTGGGGTGGCGGTACTTGGGGTATTGGTACTGGTACTGGAGCTTCAGACACAACTACTTTGACTGGCATTACGATCACAGATACGACAGGTGATTTTGCTTGCTCATCTCCTGCCAATACGCTTTATGTGGGTCAGCCTATAACCATTAGCGGAACGTTTGGCGGAACAGGAAGTATTTCAGGCTATGCTAATCCAACGACTTATTACATCATTGCCACGAACGGCTCAACCACTTTCCAGTTATCAACAACTAGGGGAGGAACTGCCGTTACAACTACTGCTGGTACACCTACTGGTTTGACGTATACGTTGGGGCTAGGTGTGATAGCTGAGTACCAAATCAATACTGGGCCAGCTTATGTGATTTCCAATAGCGGTTGGGGAACTGGTGCTTGGGGCTTTGGCTCTTGGGGTAATGGTCAGGCTACTGCGAATAGCATTCAGCTTTGGAGTCAGAAGAACTTTGGCGCAGGACTGGTTTTTGGCGTCCGTGGTGGCGGAATGTATTACTGGAATCCTAATGTTCCTTTAACTGGATTTCAAGTGGCTATTTCAGTAGGTTCGCCTGCTATTATTACTTTGACTTATCCGTTGACAGTTGGAACGGCTATTCAGTTTTCTACGACTGGTGCGTTGCCTGCTGGACTTCAGTTAGGAACTATTTATTATGTTATCAACGTATCTGGCAATACTTGCAACGTTTCTACTACTGTCGGTGGAAGTGGGGTTAATACTTATGCTGCCGGTTCTGGTGTTCAATCTATCAGCACACGAGGCATTAATCTCGTCAATCTTGCTAATGCTGATGTTGACACTCCTGTAGTTAACAACGTTACTTTTGTTTCTGATATTTATCGTTTTGTCTTTGCTTTTGGATGCAACGACTATGGCACGACTGTTCAAAATCCCATGCTGATTCGTTGGGCGGATCAAAACAGTTTGACCACTTGGGCTCCTTCTATTACCAATCAAGCGGGTAGCTCTTTGCTATCTAGGGGTTCACAGATTGTTACCGCCATTCAGACACGCCAAGAGGTTTTGGTGATTACTGATTCGGCTACTTATTCCCTCCAATACGTTGGAGCTCCTTACTTCTGGGGTACATACTTACTTACAGATAACATTTCTATCATGGGGCAAAACGCAGCAGTTTTGGCTTCAGGAGCTGTTTACTGGATGGGCTTTGATAAGTTCTACGTCTATAGTGGCGGAGCAGTTAATACGCTTAATTGCGACTTGAGAAGGTATGTATTTACCAACATCAATCAGAATCAACGCACCCAAGTTTATGCTTCTACCAATGAGGCGTTTAATGAAGTTTGGTGGTTCTATCCATCAGCTAATGCTTTGGAAAACGATAGCTATGTTGTCTATAACTACTTAGATAACATTTGGTACTACGGTCAAATGTCTAGGACTGCTTGGATTGATAGCGGTATCAGCACCTATCCTACGGCAGCTATCTACGATCCAGTCACACAAACAGGCAAGTTGCTTAACCACGAATTTGGTCTTGATGACAATTCAACGGGTACGCCTCAGCCTATGGATGCCTACATTACCTCTTCTGAATTTGACATTGAAGATGGCGAACAGTTTGGTTTTGTTTGGAGGATATTGCCTGATATTACCTTTACAGGTTCTACGGCTACCAATCCTCAAGCTACCATGTTCCTTTATCCATTGGCCAGTTCAGGTGCAGGCTATACCAATCCAGCTTCAGTTGGCGGTACTAATTCAGGCACATTGACAGAGACTATTTCCTATCCAGTCGAGCAGTTTACGCAGTATTTATACACCCGAGTTAGGGGACGTCAGCTCGTATTTAAGATTGAGAATGCTCAGCTAGGAACAGCATGGCAGTTGGGTGCTCCTCGTATTGATATCAGAACAGACGGTAGAAGGGGTGGATAATGTCTAATATTCAGAACACAATTGCCCCCAACTTACCTGCTCCCTCGGTTACATATGATCCCAATACAATCAATGTCATTGAGAATGCGCTTAGGCTTTATTTCAAAACTGTAGATAATGCCATTCAATTGTTGATTGTTGACGATAACAGTCAGCAAACCATTAACTGGCTTGGGGGTATATAGTGGCTAACTTTCAAAACATCGTTGGCTATCAGCTTGCTCAAGCAGCTTCTACGACAGCAGGAGCTACGATCTATACGGTTCCAAGTACACCGCCTACTTTGACCTTTGTTAAGAACATGATGATCTGCAATACAACTGGCAGCCCTATCACGTTCAATCTTCATTTAGTCCCATTTGGCGGTACGGCAGGAACAGGTAATGCAGTTTATTACGGCACATCAGTTGCGGCCAATGCTACGCTAGAGTGGACTGGAACAATGATTATGAATTCAGGTGGAACTATTTACTTTAAAGCCTCTGCAACGGGCTTGACAATCACAATTAGTGGTGGTCAAGGTACTTGATGCTTAACGTTTTTAAGTCGATAATATACAAAATTGCGAGGTGAATTATGGCTGGTGGTGGAATAGATACTGGGGAAATGCACTTACTTCAAACGGCAATGGGTAGCCGTGGATCTAACGTTTCCGATACAAACTCTACTGCATATATCCTCAAAAAGTATTTTGCTGACCATAATGTCCCAGTCCAAAAGGCAATGAAAGCGGTATTGCTTGGATTGCAGCAAGGCGTAAAGCTTATGCGCTATAAAGATACTGTAATGGCTTATAAAATCCTAAGTCAAAACATAGCGCAGTTTCATTTTTTCACAGAAGACAATCCACATAACTTTGATATTTCTGTTCATCACTTCCTAAATTTCTTGCGTAGCAAGGGCATTAAAGTAATTTATGATGCTGAGTCCGACTCATCATTAACGAAAGCATTACAAATGTCGGGAGCACGAATACTTCCTTCTGACATTCCTAAGTATAAAACCAAGGCAATGATATGACTGAAGTAGTGCATTCAATTGCCAATCAATATGCAAATAAGGTTGAGAATCTTATTGCAGAGGTAAAAAAGCTACCTGCTTTGGTTCCAGAAGAAAGACATTATTTTGGCCCCAATATTTACATCAAAGAATTGGTAATGCCTAAAGGTGCTGTGGTGATTGGTAAGCCACATAAGACGCATCATTTGTGCAATATGCTATCAGGACACATGATCATTGTTAATCCTGATGGAAGCAGAAAAGAGCTAAAAGCGCCCATGACTTTCATGGCTCCTCCAGGAAGAAAAGTAGCTTACATATTAGAAACCGTGGTGTTCCAAAACATATTTTCTACCAATGAAACTGATGTAGAAAAATTGGAAAGTATGTTTATTGAAACGCCTTTGCTAGAGGAGAAATGACATGGCATTTGCTGATGTAATGGCAACTATTGGATTAGATGATTTAGGCCCAAGCCTTTTGATGGATTCAGGCAGCGCTGATGCCATGAGTGGATTGACTGACCTTGGCATGGCGCAAGCAGGTACTTTGGGTAGTGGCGTTTATACCGATCCAATTACGCAATCTATCTTGTCTCCTACCATAGCAGATACTGCTGTTAATAAAGCAACAATTCCTTTAGCTGAAACGTTGCCAGCTCAAGGTTTAACACCTAGTGGATTGTTTCCTACTGAAAGCTCATATGTTCCAGCGCCAGGAGGTCAACCATATACGCCTATTGGTGGAGGCCCAACTGCTGCCGAAGGATCGGGGATTGGTTCAAGCATTACAAGTGGCATTAATAACTTATTAGGTACGACTTACACGGCTAATCAAGTGATGCCTTGGGCTCTTGGAGCTGGTGCTTTGGGAGCTTATGCCTTAATGCCTAGACCCACAATACCTGGTGCTCCTAATTATCCAGGAGCTATGAATAAGAATGCCGTGGGATTCAATGCACAAAACTTTACACCCAATAGATTGTTTGCTTCTTATGCTCATGGTGGTATTACTGGTTTGCATCATCAATCAAACTTAGGATCTTATTCTGATGGCGGTCACTTGCTCAAAGGCCCAGGTGACGGCATGAGTGACGATATTCCAGCAACGATTGCGGGCAAACAAGAAGCTCGTTTAGCTGATGGAGAATTTGTAGTTCCTGCTGACGTAGTTTCCCATTTGGGTAATGGTTCTACTGATGCAGGAGCAAAGCATTTGTATAAAATGATGGACAGAGTTAGGGCTGCTAGAACAGGCAATCCTAAGCAAGGCAAACAGATTAAACCTGAAAAATTCTTACCCTGATGATCATTCAACAAATTCCACAAAATTTTGTTAATCAAATCTGGGAATCTGTTCGGGAGTATTTTGAAGCAGCGTTGCAATATAGTCATGGTGACTACACGCTCGACCAGATTAGGATGTTTTTATCACAAGGTCAATGGATCTTGTTGGTAGCGGTAGAAGATGGAAAGATACATGGGGCGGCCTCTGTTTCTTTTATCAACTATCCAAATGACAGGGTAGCTTTTATTACTTGTATTGGCGGTAGATTAATTTCAAACCGAGATACATTTAAGAAGATGGGTGACATATTCAAGGCGCATGGTGCGACAAAGATTCAGGGAATGGCAAGACCGTCTATTGCACGTTTGTGGAAGCGGTACGGATTTGAAGAACGATCAATGCTTGTAGAAACCAAGCTTTAGGAGAACGATATGGCAGGACTAGGAAATATGGGATCAGCAGTTGGGAACATGAATGCTCCACAACAACAAAACACAACCCCACAAAATTTTGGTGGTTCTTCGCTTGGCAACTGGGGAGGCTACAACACTCAAGCGCCTATGCAGCCGAATACTATTTATGGAAACATCTACGGCAATGATGTTCCTCCTCCCAATACTTACTTTACCAATCAAGGCGCTGGTATGCCACAGAACTATTCACAAGGGTTTTTAAATATCAATCCTTATGGTTATGGGGCTATTGGCGGTGGTAATTTTACTCCTAGCCAAGCATCTGCGAATATGAATCCAAGCGGTTATACGCCTCAACAACCAACTGGCGGTGGATTTTCTGGTCAGTTTGGAGGTGGATTGTACGGATCAGAAGCATCTAACTTTGTTCCTCAAATGCAGAATCCGTTTGCATCGAATCCTTATAGTCTTAATCAAGGCTATAACGGTTTAGGTAGTTTTGGTGCATTTGGTGGTTATGGTGGTGGATATAGTCCAATGGGTACTATGATGAATTATTACCAAGGGCCACAACAGGCTACTGCTGCTCCTGCGCCAACTACTGCGCCTGCGGTTAACTACAATCAAGCAGCTGGCAATTTGACTCCGCCTGCAAGCGGTCAAACCACGCAAGACTTGTACAAAGGAGGTAAAGTATGAGTGGCGGAGGCGGTGGGTCTACAGCACCCGCAACACAAACAGTAAATACGAGTAGCATTCCAACCCAATTTCAGGGGTTAGCTAATACGTTGCTTGGTTCACAGATGATGAATCAATTCAACTATCAGACCAATCCTGATGGTTCTTTGGCTACTGATGCGGCAGGAAACTACATTCCGACAAGTCAAAAAGGCTATACGGCTTTTGGTCAAATGGTTCCTCAAACCAACGCCAACGGTCAACCTTTACTTGATTCAAGCGGTAATCCCGTTATGGGGCCAGCAGGCTTTGGTGCTCAGCAAATGGCGGCGGCACAACAGGCAGTAGCAGGCTTTTCTCCTTTGCAACAACAGGCACAAAGTGAAGCTGCAAATATGCAGATGCCTGGTCAGTTCGGTGCGGCTACTAACTTAGCTAGTGCAGCGGGTCAAGGTGATTTGGCTAGTGCAGCACAAGCTCTTGGATATGGTAACGCAGGTTATCAGTCGGGCATGTTGGGTCAAAATCTAGGAGTCCAAGGCGGTGGTTATTATGGATCAATGGGTGCAGGTTATGGCGCTCAAGGTGCTAACTTGGCTAAATGTGCTACAGGTTATGGCAGTTTAGGCTCTCAGATTGGTCAGATGGGTTTGGCTGCACAAGCTCAAGGTGCGTGTATTGCTGCAAGATCTAAGTGTTATGCAGCTCAGCAAGCCGCAGCAGGCGCTAACTTTGCTAAGCAAGCTCAATGTGCCGCATTGATTCAGTCAAATATGAATCCATATTTGCAAGATTCTTTAAAAGCTCAAATGGCTTTGATGAATCAGCAATATGGTCAACAACAGGCTAATCAACAAGCCGCAGCTACTCAGGCAGGTGCTTTTGGTGGTGGTCGTTGTGCAGTTTTGTCCGCACAGAATACGCTTAACCAGAACTTAGCAAATCAAAAAATGATTGCTTGCGGTTACAACAAAGCCTATTGCGCTGCTACAAACTATATGTTGCAAGGCTCTCAGCTTGGATTGCAAGGTTTGGCTGGAGCACAAACAGGTTTAGGAACTGCTTTGGGTGGCGGACAACTAGGATTGTCTGGTATCGGTACTGCTTTGACTGGAAATGCTCAAGGACTTCAGGGTGTATGCGCTGCTAACCGAGCTTATCAAACAGGCATTCAAGGTGCTCAAGCAGGACTCCAAGGCGTCAATACTCAGTTGGCTGGTACGGCTCAAGGTATGCAAGGCGCACAGGTTGGTTTGCAAGGTGTTCAAGGAGCTCAAGCAGGTTATGCAGGAGCAAATCAAGCAGCTGGTACTTTATCCAATATTGGTACTGCTTGCCAAGCCGCACAGATGAACATTATGAATACCCAAAATACTTTGGGTGGTCAGCAACAAGCTCAGCAACAGAATGTTCTTAACCAAGCCATTTCTAATTACGGTAATACACAAAACTACCCGATGACGCAGGCTACCAATGTTATGAACTTGCTTCGTAATACGCCTACTAATACTACGTCTACAACCTATCAAGCTCCTCCTTCAGCGCTATCTGCTGCGACTGGATTGGGAACTGCAGGTTTAGCGGCTTATCAACTGACCAAGAAAAAGGGCGGTAAGATCAAAGAGCCGAGATATGCTGGTGGGGGAATTGTGTGCCTTGGTATAGCCAATGCGCTGAAAGGTAGAAAATGATTGGATCATTAGCAAGCCGTGAATATACTGCCGAGAATTTGTCGGTAGAGCAATTGCAAAAGGCAATTCAAGACGGGACTATTCCTGCTTATGTTGGCGTACCTATGTTGCAAGACAAGGTTAACCAACAAAAGACTGCTCAAGGTTTAGCGGCGGCTAAGAACCAACCGCAACAGACCATTGCTCAAGGCATCATGTCTGAAGCTGGTCAAGGTGTAACTGCGTTGCCTAGCAATATGCCAGTAGGTGCTAGTGGCGGTGGCATCGTTGCTTTTGCTGATGGCGGTTTGAGTGAAGATGACGATGATGATGAAGAAGAGCGTCAAGATTCTGCTCTGTTTAAGTCGTTATTGGGAAGACTTCAGGCTCCAGTTTCTGGTGAAGAAGATGAAGATATTGACGTCAACATGACGCAACCTGAGCAACCACAAGCACAGCATCAGGCTATTGCCGCATTACAACCTGCGCCTCAAGCTATGCCCCAAGCTGCTCCTCAAGGAATAGCTCAGTTGGATGAGAGTGAGAAATTAAGACGCCACATTCTTGGAAAAGAAAGTGGTGGTAAGCGTTATGACAAAGAAGGTCACTTGCTGAAGTCTTCTGAGGGCGCTTTGGGTGAAATGCAAGTCATGCCTGCAACCGCCAAGGATCCAGGTTTTGGTATTGCACCTGCTAAAGATGTTAACAATCCTGATGAGTTGAAAAGGGTAGGCGAACAGTATGCTGATGCGTTGTTGCATAAGTATCAGAATCCTACACTTGCAGCTATTGCTTATAACTGGGGGACTGGAAATGCTGACAAATGGCTTGCTAACGGTGCAGATATCTCCAAGCTCCCGAAAGAAACCCAGAACTATATCAAGGGTATTAACTTTGCTAGAGGTGGCATTGTTGGTTTGGCTTCTGGCGGAGAAGTAAAGCACTATCAAGGTGCAGGTGGTAGCCTTGTGTTTAGTGATATTGCTGGTGGTGAACCATACAGTTTAGGAGCTAACAATGCATTTCAATCCTCGGGTGGCATTGGTAATCTCGGTACTTCTACTGCTGCAAGCAGTGCTCCGTCTAATGCATTTACTGCGGATGAATTAGCGGCTGGCGTTCAAAGAGCAAAGGCAGCGAGCAACTTTGTCCCCAAGTATCCTCTTGCCTCTGGCGCAGCAGAAGCTGGCGCAGCAGGGCTTTTAACCCCAGCAGGCATTGTAGGTTTAGGTGCTCCTATTGCTGCAACAATGGCATATAAAGGTTTGACTGGCCCTAACAATGCTGACATTCCTACCGCTTTGGGTGCTAACCCAGGTGGAGCTACTTTGGAAGAAATTGAAGCAGCAAAACACCCTGCTTTGATCTATCCTAATATGGGTAAAAAGCGTATTACACAGAACGTTCCAATTAGAAAAGATGAAGCTCCAACTGCGATCACTTCTTTGTTACCTGCTCCTGCTGATGTAACGCCTTCTAAGCCATTGCCTGCGGCTACTATCGGTCATCGCACAAAAGGTGGACCTGGGTACGGTGAAGTCGAGGCATACAATAGTACGCCTACTACTCCTCCTTTGGGTGACATGGATATTGGATTTGGTGCTAATCAGTTTGAACCTACTGGTGAGCCCGAGAAAAGACCTACGGGAATTGAGGCGTTGCCTACTAAACCTGAAGAGAGCTCAGACATTTCTGACTTTAGACAGAAGCTTAAAGACATGGAGTTCGATAGCAAGAAGTCTAAAGAGCAGGATATGTGGCTTGCTGTTTTACAGGCAGGTCTTGGTATGATGGGTGGTACTTCACAGTATGCTATGTCTAACATTGGTCAAGGCGGAGCACAGGGTCTGCAATACTTGGCTACTGCTAACAAGCAACGTGGCGATGAGCAGAAACAGATCATGGCTGCTCAGCTTGGATTGTCTAAGACAGAGCTTTACGATCAAATGCGTAGAGATGCATTGGCTCAACGTTCAGAAGCTCAGAAGGCTGAGACAGAGCGTAAGTCAACAAGTGCTGCGGCTAACTTGGCTCAAAGGCAAGCGTCTTTAAATGAGCGACAACAGAAAGACTTGTCGGACTACATTTCTAAAGCAGAGAAAGATGCAGAGTTAAATGCAGTAGCGAATACCAAGGGTGATATATTAATGAATATGAACCCTGCTCAACTTGAGCAAGCAAGAGCTGAAATGAAACGTAAAGCTTTGATGGGTAATGCTTACTATAGACAAGCTCATCAGAAATTAGGATTGCCTGATCCTTTTGCTAATACGCAACCTACAACCACAGGCGCAACCAGAATCAAATACGATAGCAGCGGAAAACAAATCGGATAAAACATGACCATCGAAGCAGAACTCCCAGACGGCCGTATTCTTGAATTCCCAGATGGTACAGACCATAGCGTAATAGATAAAACGGTACAAGGTCTTCTGGGTGTTGATAAGGGTGATTTTGTCCGTGGCTTTGAGTCTCTTGCAGATTCAGACAAAGAAGTTCTTGGTGGTATGCAAACGCTACTTGGAGCTGGTGCTAAGCACGTTCTTGGTCAGGGCGTGGTATCCGATTACCTATTGGGTAAGGGCGCTAAGAATATCCATGAAGCCAATGAAGCTCAGCAGAGAGAAGCCAAGAAGTCTGATGATTTGCAAGAGGCATGGAAGCAAGGCATCGGTACAGTCGTAACCGATTGGTTGCCTTATCAGGTTGGTCAGGGTATGGCCAACATCATGGAAACTGGTGCGTTTGCTTTGGCTGGTGGACTACTTGGATCTGCCGTAGCTCCAGGAGCTGGTACTGCCGCGGGTGCTATGGAAAGTGTAGTTAACCGTTCTTTGGTCAGAAAAGGCATCAAAGAAGCAGCGGAAAAAATACTTCAAGAGCAATTGGCTAGTGGTGCTACTAAAGAAGAAGCCAAGAAAGCAACGGCTGATTATGTGGCTGCTCATGCTATTGATAGCTTGAATGGTGAAGAGCTAAGCAAACTGGCCAAGTCTGGCGCAGCGGCTTATGGTCAAAACTTAGGCATGGCTGGACAAGCGGTATTTCACGGTACAGGTGAAACGACAAGTCGTGCTTTGCAAGAAGCTGGTTATGATCCTGAGCAGATCGACATGAGTCGTTTAGCTCCTGCCGTAGCCGTTCACTCTCTTGCTGATTATGCGGGTGAGAAGATTGGTCTTGGTGGGCTAAGCAACATTGCTAACAAATCGACTAGAAACCTATTGCTTGATGTAGGCAAAGGTATGTTGGCTACTGGTGCTAAGGAAGTACCTGCTGAAGAGTTGCAACAGGCCGCAGAGCGTTATGGTGCAGGCTTGTCGGTTAATGACAAAGACGCTATTAACGAGTACATCAATACTGCAGGCGGTGCATTTGTCATGGGTGCAGTACCTGGTGGTGTGGGCGGTATCAGGACTAGGATGAATGCTCCTGCTATCCAAGCTCCTGCTGAAGTACCATTGGAAGTACCACAACAAGAGATTGCTCCTCCTGAAGCTCCTCCTCCTGCTGCGCCTTTAGCTCTTGGTATGAATAAGCCATTCACTCCACAAGCTTTGCCAGATGGATCGGTAGCGCTTACTCAGGCTGATCTTGATGCGTACAACCAGTCTCAGTTCGAGGCTAAGTATGCTCCACAACCCAATTTAAATAAAGCAGAAGTAGCTGCTACGCCTCCTCAGTTAGGCTATTCTCCATTGGCTGGTGTTCCTAAAGTAATGCCTAGCGGTCAAGTTGCGCTGAATGAGCAACAGGAATTTGAAGCCAAATATGCTCCTCAAAAGGTGCGGATGACCCAAGAAAAGTGGGCATCTATGTCTCCTGAAGAGAAAGAGGCATACATTGTTCAATATGATTTAGAGCAACAACAGGCGATCAACGAAGCAGCAGCTCAAGAAGAGGGCAAGCCTACCAAGCCCAAAGTGGATAAGGAAGGTAACCTTATTGCGCCTAGGACGCCTGAAGAAGTCTGGCAAGCCCAAGGCTTTGAGCCTAAAGAAAAGAAAGCTCCAGGGCCGTTCTTTAAAGCTTCTGAGCACCCATTGAATGTGGGTAAAGATAACGTTCTGATCAAGGATGGCGGTGTGCCATTTGATAATCCTATTCAGGCTAAGGCAGCGCAGAAGCTTAATCCGACCATGAAGATGATCAAGGTTGCGGGTAAGTTTGTGCTGTCTCCTAAGACACAGGCTGAGCTTGATCGTGAAGCAAAGAGTCAAATTGGTCTACCCATGACTGCATCTGGTGAGCCTATCATTGGTGCTAAGGCGTTTGTTGCAAGCCGTGGTGGTTTGCATACAGACGAAATGGCAAACATGAATTACGACAAGAATGAACAGGTTGGTAACAGACCTTTGTTCAGACCCAACGGATTCAGGATGGATCAGGTTACTGAAGCTTTGCATCAGGCTGGTTACATTCAGAATGAAGATCAAGCAGAAGCAAGACAAGCCATTGCGACTAATGCGGTAAAACCTGAAGACATTGAGAAGATTGGTGGTGCTTATAAAGAGCAACAGGTTGCAGAGGAAGAGCGTCAGTTTGAGGCTGACAAGGCTTTGCGTGGGCCAGTTACTGAGGATTGGTTTGAGAGTCAGACATTGCCTGAGCTCTATGACAATGCTCAAACTTTAGGCATCAATCCTGATCCTATATTGACGGCAGTACGCTATCAACACCCTCAAGAAGCTGATTATCAGCGTGAGGGACATAATGCTTTGATGGCTGCTGTTCGGGACAAGTTGCACGATAGGGTTGAGACATTGAAGTCTCAGTCTGGTGAGGGTACGTTAAAGTCTAAGACAGGAGCTATTGAGCAAGCGCCTAAGCCTACTTCTGAGCAAGCAAAGATTCAGAAAGAGTTGACGGGCAAGTCAATGGTTCAGGTAGCTCAATGGGCTATCAACAATGCGCCCAATAAGTTTACAAAGTTTGTGATGCAGAAAGTCCTGAACAGGATTCAGGCTTTGGCTAAAGAAGGCGTGACTTATGAGTTTGAGATCCAAGACGGAGATCAGCGCAATAGTCAGTTGTTTGATGCTAATGGGGTAACGACTTTCTACTGGGGGCAGAATGGTGATCATACGCACATGCGTATATTGCTCAATGGTCATCCAGTCGTAGCAAATCAATTGGGCTATCCATCTGGCATGAGCTACAAGGTGGTGATGCATGAGCTATTGCACGTTGCTACCCGTGGTCAGTTGAGATTCCTGAAGTCTACTGATCCGTTGGTCAAAGAGCTTGCTACCTTGTATAACCAAGTTGTTAGGCACTATAACGCTGAGTTTGCTAAGAACAAAGGTGCAGATCTGCCTTTGGTTATCCAAGAGTTCATGCGTGGCAAGAACAATGCGTTGTCCAATATGGACGAGCTTGTATCTTGGGGTATGACTGATGAGGGCGTACAGAAGTTCTTGAACGATATCAAAGTCGGGGAAAAGACTGTATTCAATCACATTGTTTCCTTGATCCGTGAGTTGCTTGGCATTGCTAAGCCGTTTGAGACTGCCTTGGATAAGTTGGTTAGCACCACAGATTCTATTGTGAGCAGCGACTTGGTTGATCTTAAAAATGGAATGATCAAGCAGAGCTATGCCTTGGGTAAAGCCAAGAAAGCTACTACTGCATTTACTCAACCTAGATTAGAAGGGTTTGGTAAGAAAGAACAGGCCAAGCAACAACAAAGTTTATTTGGTGAGACTGAAGAAGAAAAGAATCTTGCCCATGTCAAAGAAAACTTAGTTCGGTTTGCGTCTGGTATGAGTGGTATTTCTGATCTTGAAAATGCTACACGGGCTAGAAGTGGGCATACCAATCACGGTATTGGCGTGGACGTAGGCTTGATTTCTCAGAATGCGATTAACCAAATAGCGCATACTGTTTTGAATATGAAGACGCCAGTATTTGTTGACTCTGGTGCGTTCAGTAATTTCAGGCAACAGTTGAAAGGGAATAAGCCTAAGCCTTTAGACTTTGATGCCATTCTTGCAAAGTATGATGCGATTGAAGAGGCAATTCAAAGATTAAATGATGTAGAGGAATCAGAGTATCCAAGACCTTTATTTGTGATGCCTGACATTGTTGGCGATCAAAAAGCCTCTTTGGACTTGATTGATAAGCATAAGAATTGGATTCAGGCTGAACTTAATTTCAATATAAGCAGACCAATTATTCCAATTCAAAAAGGCGCTATGTCTTTGGCTGATGTTTATAAGCATTTGGTCAAAACCTTAGGCACGGATAATTTTATTGTTGGAATACCTTCCAACGAGAAAGCCGTTTCCCGTGCTGACCTCGACCAGTTCCTGAAAGAAGTAAAGCCTAAAGCGATACACTTCTTGGGCGCTGCATCAGATACAAAGTTAAATCCTCTGCTCCATACGGTTGCGTTGTTGTCTCCTGATACAAATGTAACTGCTGATGCCAGTCAGGTTAGATCATCTATTCTGAATGGCGTTGCTCAAGGCAAGTCTAGGCCACAGGCTATCATGGATGCGTTATACGAACATCAGGATCCTCAAGATCGTGTGATGGATCGTTTGATGAATATGCCTTCCTACCAAAAGTATGTTGAGTCGGACTCAATATCCCATCAAGAGGAAGACTACCTTAAGATGATGACCGCCCATGAAGCAGGTCGTGTTTTGGGGGATAAGGTTCAGCAAGCCCTACAGAAGCGTTCTCCCATGAATGTAGATGCCTTTGCAGGCGTTGATCCTAAGCTAACGTCACAGATTCAGAGTACGTTCTATGCTCCCAATAAGACGATATTGGATCGTGTTGTAAGTATGAAGGGTAACTTCTGGAACACATTGGCTCAGAAGATGGTTGATGAGCTGAGGACGGTTAAAGACTATTCGCCTATCGGCTACATGCAAGCCCGTTTATCCAAGGCTACTGACGGAGCTTTGGAGGGTATTTTGCATTATGGCCATGCGTTCCTTGATGATGGCGCTTTGAATATTAAAACTGGGGACAATCACAAGGGCTTGATGCAAGCTCTTGCTCCCCTTGGTAAGGAAGTAGATCGTTTCCAAGTCTGGATGGCTTTGAACAGAGAAGCCAATCTGCCTGATGAAAAGCGTTCTCCCAACTTGTCGAGCATGGTTTCTCAGCGCAATGACTTGATCAAGGGTGACTTGAATGGTGTGTCTAGGGCTAAGCTTTATGAGCAAGCTCGCAAAGACATGATGGCCATTAACAAGTCTGTTCTGGACGTAGCCTTAGATACAGGGACGATTGATAAAGAAGCCTATGAGCGCTTTGCCAATGACGCTTTCTATATTCCTTTCTATCGTGCGATGGAAGATGGAAAGATTGAGTCCATTAGAGCTGCGTCTAGGTTGACCAATCAGCAATTCTCTAAGATGCTCAAAGGTCAGAATGAAAAGCCATTTGGGGATTTGATGGAAAACGTGATGCGTAACTGGTCACACATTCTGTCTGCCTCGATGAAGAATCAAGCAGCGGTCACGATTATCCAAGATGCCTCTGGTCAAGGGGCAGTTACTCCTAACTTGAAGCCTGGTCTTTACTGGGCTGACGGTGCAGTTCACTCTGCTGAAAGTGGCAAAATCGTAGGAAACGGTGATGTTGTCCAAGAGCGTGTAGATGAAGACGGCAAAAAGTATTTGGTCAGCATGACGGATTCAGGCAAGGATACCGTTAAGGTTTTGATCAATGGTAAGGATGCCTACTTCCATGTGAATGATCCCATGCTCTTAGAGTCTATTGGGGCTATTACATACCTTGGGCCACAGTCTAAGGTCTTGGATGTGATGAGGAACTTCAAGAACTACTTGCGGTTTGGCGTCACTTTATCTCCTGCCTTTAAAGCCAGTAACTTGATCAAGGATTCGATTCAGTCTGCTGGTTTGTCTGGTTTGTCCAACAACTTTGTTAAGAATGTCTATGATGGTTTTGCTGACAGTAAGCCAGGTTCCGCTACTTATATCGCTGCTTTGGCTGGTGGTGGCGTATTCAACTACGGAACAACGCTAGAGGGTGATCGCAGTCAAGTGGTTAAGAAACTGCTTGCTAGTGGTGTGAACGGTGAGAACATTGTCGATACCAAAGAAAAGGTCGAACACTTCCTCAAGAAGCTTTGGCACAAGTATGAAGAGATTGGTAACCGTTCAGAGAACATCAACCGCATAGCCTTGTATAAGAAGCTCAGAGCTGAAGGCAAGACACACTTGGAAGCTAGTTTCGAAGCTCGTGACTTGATGGACTTCTCCATGAGTGGATCATCAGGCGCTATTCGTTACTTGTCTCAGATCGTTCCGTTCTTGAATGCTCGTCTACAGGGTTTGTACAAGCTTGGTCGGGACGGGATAAACCCTACTGTTCGTGTTTTTTACAACACCGCTACAGGTAAGCCAATCATTCAGGACGATATACAGAAAGCCAAGTCGTTTTCTACTGTCGCAGGCGCAGTTACTTTGGCGTCTATGGCTTTGTACATGGCGTTCAAAGATGATGAAGACTTCAAGAAACGTGAGCAATGGGATCGTGACTTCTTCTGGTGGTTCAAGATTCCAGGAACAAATGAAGTGTTTCGCATTCCTAAGCCTTTCGAGTTTGGCTCATTTGGTACATTGGCTGAGCGCAGCTTGGAGCAGATCGTTGATAAGGGCGTAGAGGGTAAAGTGTTTGGAGATAGCATTCAGCGCATGGTCTTCCAGACATTCTCTATGAATCCTACTCCTCAGTTCTTCAAGCCTTTGGTGGACGTTTATGCAAATAAGGATTCATTTACCAATGCGCCTATCGAGACTGCTGGTATGGAGCGTCTATCCAAGCAAGAGCGTGTGAGCAACGATACAAGTGCTATCGCTAAGGCTTTGGGTGGTGTGTCCCATGTATTTGCTCCCATAGCGGGAACGGAGCTTTCTCCAGTACAGATTGACTACATGATCCGTGGATACATGGGGTGGTTGGGCGGTACGATTGAGACTACTTCCCAATACGCCATGATGCCGTTTAACGATGGTGTATATCCTGATGCTGACTGGACTAAGCGCATGAGCTTGGGCTTTGTTCAGAAGTTGCCTGCAACACAGTCTACTTATGTAACTGACTTCTATCAGAACAATCAGAGGATATCTGAGTCTTATGCTGACATGAGGCACTATGCCGAGTTGGGTCAATCGGAAAAGGTCAAAGAGATATTGACTGAGAAGAAAGACGATATTGCTCTGGCTAAGCTATACGATAAGACTGCCAAGGATATTGCCAGTATCCGTAAGCAGAAGTTACAGATTGCTAACCCACAGAACAGGTCAATGACTGGGGAGCAGAAGCAACAAGAGATTCAACGTTTAGATCTGTTGATATCTCAGGTTGCACAACATGCTGAGGAAATTAGAAAATCGCTGAAGAAAGCTCCTTGATCGCACGTTGAATCGTGATATCAAGGGCGTCCATCTCGTCCATTTTTTTAATAGCCCACATTCTTTTCTGGCCATGCCAACCCATGATGGCTCCTTGGTGGCATGATTTACAGAGGGCAACAACGGTGTATTGACGATGTTGCTTAACGTGGTGTGCATCACTTGGGCCTGATGCATCGCAGACAGAGCACGGCAGACTCTTAACAAGCCTGACGTACGCTCTCTCTTTGGCATTTAGTTGATTGTTCAAACTCTTAGTGCTCGTTCACGCAAACAAGCGTCTGCAAATTCAAACACCGCTTTGGCGTTCAGCTCTGGATCGTCATGTATCATGCTGATACAGTTAGCTCCAAAGGCTGCATACCAATCCAATAGAGTGATCTGTTCTATTGGTACAGGGTCTTGCTTGGGGCGTAGCAATTCAATCCCCTCTTTTTTTCTTGCCATTGCTTTTCCTATGAAGTGATTGGAGTTGTGATGCCAAGTGCAAGTCCATTGCCTTGTTCTTGATGGACAATCCTGAAAGAAAAGGATCCTTCAGGATTACCTTGATGCAGTCGTTAATGCCTTTTGTATATCCAGCTTCAAGCTCTGAACCGCCCGACAGATAAGACGTTAGCGCCTCTCTGATCAATGCTGAGCCCTTTCGTTCTCCAGCAGCGGCTTTCATTTGGATATAGATATCTTCAGGCAAATGGACTGAATACGGAATCAGTTTTTCCATGCTTTGAATTCCTCATTGATTGTAAATAGTTGCTTTGCAGCTTCTATGTTGTGCTTGAGCTCGGTGCGAGAAAGGATCTTTAGTTCCTCTCTCAACCATTTGACTACTGAGTCTTCGTCTTTCACAAAGATGTTTCCTGATTCATGTAAGAATTCATGGAACAGAGGATCTTTACAGAGTATGCCTGCCAGTCTGACTGGATCACGCATGTTCTCTTTTCTATCCATTGGTTTGTCTTCAGCGTCAAGCCGAACCATAACTACCTGATACCTTGCGCCTACAAAGTCACGCACAAGATCATCAGGTATATCGTCTGGGTGTATGTTCAAGGTGAGCATAAAGCCAGTCTTATCTTGCTTTAATGCTACCTTGATTGCCTCATATTGAATCGTTTGCATGGTCAAAAGGGAATATCCGAGTCATCTAATGTGTCTTGCTTGGGCTGAACGTATGGATTAACTGGTGCTTTGGGCTTGTAGTTATTCCATGATAAGCGTACCCATTCTCCATTAGCACCTTGCATCTTCCATGCGCCTAGCTTGATGGTGACTTCATCAGCAGGGCTTTCTGCCAATAGCTCTTTGATGGCGTCTTTGGTCATTACCAATTCACCTGTCATATCAGGTTTCTTTGGATTGTCTTTGTACTTGTTTGGGGAAAGTTTACCGCTATTGGGAAATTGATTAGCCATTTTGTGCCTCTGTAAGTTTGTCTTTGATGTTCTTGAAATCTAGCATGAGTTGATCGAATCTATCTTTTTTAGCCTCTTTCAAGGCGTCCATGATGGTCTTGTTGACCTGATAGATCTTTGTTACATGTTGGGGTTCTTTAGCCGTTTCCGCCAACATGACCGCAGCTTCGATCACTACGTCTGCCCATACGTCAATATCGTCTGTCTTGGATTCGATCTTGATTTGCCATTCGCCAGGTTTACCTTCTATAACAGGAGGAGCTTTGGGTTTGTGTTCTGCCTTTGGCTTAGGTGGTGGTTCTGATCCAGCAGTCGCATCAATAGGGTCATTCTCTGTGAGCTCCATCGCAGCAGACCATAGGTATCTTCTTTGGTAGGTTTCGCAAGCACCAAGATTTTGAATGTCGTGTGCGCCTTTGAGCTCCGCATGGGCCATAGGTGAAGTGATGACAATCATTGATCCATCGTCAACGTCTGTGATGTTAAGCGTAGCGTACTCTGTTGTGAACGTGATCACACCGCATAGTCCAAGCTCGTTAAATATCCTTGTAGTGGGAGGCAAGAAGTCCCCCAATTCAAAATACTTATAGCCTGCAAACTTGTTGTGGCCAGACTTCTCAAGCTTTGTGTCGAGTAATTTAACTCTAGCTTGCATTAGTTTTTTATGTACAGTCATGTATTTACCCTTCTTGATAATAGAGAAAGATTCATTTCTCTTAATTTATCTTTAACCTCGTTAAGTGATTTTCTGCCAAAGTTTTGTATGGTTAACAATTCTTGTTCAGTATGATTTATCAGTTCGTCAACTGTATTGACTTTTACTGCCTTCAAACAATTGAATGTTCTTAAAGTTAAATTCATATCCTCTATCTTTTTGGCATTTTTGATTCGTTCTTCAATTTCTTCTATGGTCTTTTTGTGTTTTCCGTAAAGTTTCTCCCAATGAATTAACTTTTGTTTTTCTTGATTAAGTAATGCAGTTTGTTCGTTGTATAAACTTTCAAGCCTTTTGAATTCATCAATAGAAATCAATTGGCCACTATAAAAACTTCTTACAATGAGCAAACAATAATCAACGTGCTCTTTATGGTTTTCAAAGTTAAGCGTTATGTTCATTTTTACTCTCCACTAGCTTTTCAATCTTAGCCTCAAGAAATCCTATTACGCCTCTTTGCTCGTAAAGCATTTCTCTTAAGCGTTTAGAATCAACAATCATCTTGTCGTAGTTCTTGATTTGTTTCTCCATTTCAAGGTGAAGTGCATCGTTGGCTTGCTTATGTAGCTCGCCTATTTTTTTAGCCTCAATATATTCAGCTCTCCAATTGGTTGGTTTCCTTGGCATCTTTATACTCCTTGTACTGTTTACAAAATGGTGCTACTTGGCAATAGCTTTCACACCTCGTTCTCTCACCCTGTCTTATCTCAATAAAATAGTCTTTGCCCATTTGATTGAGAATGTGTTGTGCGTCTTCTTCTGTGTCATGTACGCTCTTTGCTCTTACTCCTCCTTTCTTCTTTACTGCATAGCGTGTAGGCTTTTCCCACATCTCGGACTCTGTGCAATTTGGTAGTTCCCCGTTTGAATCAAGTTCAAACTGTGCTGATGCATGTGCTGCTATTCTGCTTTTGATAAACGTATCTCTCTTCTCAAAATCCCATATCGGTATATCAATAACCGCTACTGGGGATTGAGGATAGCCCTCTTTGTTCTGCGCCTCTCTAGCTGACCAATCTCTGATGATGGCAACAATCTCACACTTCTTAACTGGTTTCTTCTTTACTGCTTCTACCAACCAAGCGTATATGTTGAGCTGATCGTGCCAGTCTTGTTTCTCATTCATCACCGCCCATGCGCCAGTTACTTTGTAATCCTTGATCACAATGCCTTCATCTTCAACTTCTTGTAGATCAATAGCTCCTGATAACTTCCAACCATCTACCTCGATGTGCAAGCGCTCTTCAACGATATGGTTATCCCCTTTGCCATGCTCCAATATGCCGTGAACGGCTGAGCCGAATAGTGCCCACACCATCTCTGATGCATCTTGCTCTAGCTCTTCCCAATGCTCACGTTTAAGCGCAACAATCTTGGGACTGTTAATCAGCTCAGTAGCTGATATGTGTGACTTACCTTTTGAGTAAGTAGGACGTTTGATCACATTAACAAACGTCTGTGGTAGATTAAACTTGTTCGTGAGTTTCATTGATGGCTTTCCTGTCTATATAGTTATCGAGATCTTCTTCAGTCGGCAATCCTTCTGCAAGATCTGTTTCTCGACCAGCAGCATATTCTTTTCTAAGCCATCTGTACCTGAATGCGTCTACAAGTAATCTGCTAAATTCTGTCTCTGTCATTTCTACTCCTTGGTTCTAGCTTTCATTAATAACTCTTTTGCGTCTAAGTATTCTTTGACAACAACGTGGCGTTTAGGACGCCATCTCTTAAATTCTTGCCAAGCCTCAAACGGATTCTTTGCCTTGTCCCATCTATAGTTTTCCCATAGTTGGTAAGACTTCATGTTCATTTCTGCTATTTTGTATTTAGCCTCCACTTCTTCTTTTTGTTCTTTGTTCATTGCATCGTCCCATTTGGTTCGTGTGCCTCGTCAAGCGTAGCGCCTATGATGGTTATCAATTGAACACCAGTTAAACCAGCGGTTAATCCCATTGAAACATAAGTAATGGCTAAACCCAAAACATCCGTTATGTATTCATCGGTTTGATTCGCAAATAGAAAGTTTGTAATTTCTACCGCCCTTTCTTTACCAGCTATGACATTCTCTTCAGCTATTTGTTTCCTTGTCATGTTTCCTCCTATGTGTTGAGTGGGAGTGTAATGTACCACATATATTATTGTTTTGCAATTGTGGTATAAATACGGTATGAGATACGCCAACAGAATTGACGCCAATCAAAATGAGATCGTAGAGGCTTTGCGTAAGCAAGGGGCTACGGTTCGGATCATTTCTCAGGGGGACGGGATACCTGATTTATTGGTAGGCTACTTGGGGCAGACGTTGTTATTTGAGGTCAAAGATGGCAATAAACCGCCTAGCGGTAGGAAATTAACCGAGGCGGAGCAGAAGTTCTTTGACGATTGGACGGGTGGCGTACTGGCTATTGTGGAGTCTGTAGAGCAAGCATTGGACATATTGGCCAAGGTGTAGTAAAATAGCCTCCATAGTTGCTTTCTTTTCCTCCTTGTAAAGAAGCCTTAGGGAGAGATCAAAAGTCTCTCCCTTTTTTTATGTTGAGTCGGACTCATCATTCAAAGTATGATGAAGCGGCTTCACCATACCAAGATGTATGGAGATTGAGGCGATGCATAGCCGTGGGACGAGTTCCGACTGTAAGTGCAGTCTCCATTCATGTTGGTGTGCAACGGGTTAGCGCCGTTGAGGGTAAGGTAAACATTTACTCCAGTTAAAGACACTGCTTTATGTGAGCACCAACAACCTATTGCAGAAATTATTAGATTTGATATACTGATATCACATTACTGTGGCCGGTAATGAGAAACCGTTTAGCGATGTATTCATGCTTTACCTAATGCTTTCGTGGGAGAGTCATTAGGCAAGGCGGCCACCTTGAATGCATCACTAAGCGGTTTTTTTTCGTCCATAAATGTCGTACTCCACACGATAGAAAGAGCCTGCATCGGCTGCGTGGAAGAAAAGACAGGGCTGTGATATCACCCCACAGACCCGACTAGCCTGTCAGCGAGGGACTAGACAAGATATGAGTTACATGGTGAGACAAGCTCATGTCGATAAATCGCTGCGTTATGCGTACTCTAGGCTTAGTATCGAGAAGTGAGCTAAAGCTGGGAGAGGAGTGAAAGCCAGGGCTTATCACCCTTGGGCATACTATTGTCCTTTCATTACTTATTTTGTATTAAGTAGTAATACTACACACTTCTCTACAATAAACTATGATATAATGTAAGCTCTTACAAGGAGATTACATGGACGTTACTTATTTAAAGATGGCAAGACGGTTATGGAATGTGGACTACATACCCTACTGGGAGAACAGAGCTAACCAGAGGAAATGGATCAGGTCTATTCGTGCGTTGGGAAGTAATTGGTTGTTGAAGGAAAAGAGGAGTAGGTTAAATGAAAATAACGCTTGAGTTTGAGTTTCCAAGGGACAAGGTTAAGTTTGAAGTGTCGCATAGAGCTGAGAAGATAGCTCACTTTTTGCAGCACATTGTGATCAAGGCTGATCAGTCGATCACATCTGGTCGTGATCCTAGTTTGGTTTTGAATGAGATTAGACAGGCAGCAAATAAGCTATTGACCGAGGTGACCTAATGGAGCTGATCAATTTTGTACTGATTGCCATTGCGTTGATCTGTGCTTTGGTGAGTGCAGGATTGGCATTGGCATGTATGTGGGTAGCTTACTGGGCGTTGGTACATGAATGATTGTCCTATTTGTAAATTAGGCGAGATGGAGCTGACAGAGGCTCGGATGCATTGGGTCTGCTGGAGATGTGGCTACACCGTCTTTATAAGGAATAACGATGACGAATAATGAAATCATAGAGATGGCTTGCCAAGCTGGTTTTGAAAAAATACCAATGACATCAGATGATTGGGTTTGTTTTACAGAAGAGCTTTTATCTTTTGCCAAACTGGTAGCAGAGAAAGAACGTGAGGCGTGTGCTGAAATTTGTGATGGTTTTTACTTATCATGGATAGACATACAAGGTAGATATGAATTCATGGGTGAGGGAGCAAGCGAATGTGCTGGTGCAATCCGAGCAAGGGAACAAGAATGACTGAACAAAAAACAGGATTTACTATTTATAAACCACCTAAACCAGTTGGTTATTGGTGTTTGTATGGAGGTGGACATACAACAAAATTTGCAATGTATGCAAAACCTACTAATGAACAAATCAAAAACACAACAGAATTGTTGGGATGGATTTGGGAGGATGCAAAATGACTGATGACGAAATCATAGAGATGTCTAGTAAGGCTGGCTTCAATGGTCTTTTTTCACTGATTGTATTTGCCAGAATGGTGGCAGAGCGTGAACGTGAGGAATGTGCAAAGATTGCAGAAGAACCGTGGCAAGGCAGTCCTAAAGCAATAGCAGAACAAATCCGAGCAAGGGGAAATAATGAATAAATTTGGAATGGCAGAAGTAAAGGGTGAGGGTGAGCCAGTCTTTGGGCATGACTTTGTACCCAATCCAAACGCAGTAGAAACAACATGGATTGAGTTTAGTTTACCTGAGGCGCTAGAAGATGAATGCTGGGCAATGATTGAAGCTTGGCTGAAAGAAAAAGGGTGGCATGAATGACTGACGAAGAAATACACAACATTTATTTGCACATGAGTGGCAAAGCAGAAGGGTTGGTTGAAGCAACTGGCAAGGCTGACTTTCCTGTATTGTTTGCTAGAGCAATCCTTGAGTACGAAGGAATGACAAAAGATATGCAAAACATGGCCTCTAAATCTACCTACAAAGAACAACTAAAAACAAAAGATGAGCCTGTGTCGGATAAATTAGAACGTTTGCTATGGGAGTTTATTGACCTAAAAGCCATGCATCCAAATCACAATCCTGATCCAAGAACATGGCCTCATGTTTTTGCATATGCTCCAAAGCCAAACCATCTTGTTGCATGGGGCATGGAAAAGGACGGTGTTATCCTTGATGTAATCTGCCCTGAAGAACATGAGCGTGAAGAAGGTGAATATACAACACCTCTCTACACCACACCACAACGCACATGGGTGGTACTAACAGAAGAAGATTTAAAACTGCTTTCTGCTGAATGGCGAATTGTTTATGGTGCATGGATGGACGACTTTGCTAGAGACATTGAAGCCAAACTAAAGGAGAAGAACACATGACTGTATATGATCCTAATGCATGGCGTGAAGACGCTAGTGAATATGAGCAAGGCTTTATTGACGGTATGCAAAAGCAAATGCAATCAAGTGTAGACAAGGCAGTCAACTCAATGGGCAAGCGTGAATGGGTAGGACTGACTGATGAGGAAAAAGCGCAATTTGTTGTTGCGTATTACCCATCAAACTGGGACAGAAAAACGGCAGTATCTTTAATGAACGACTACGAAAAATACCTCAAGGAGAAGAACACATGAGAAAACCAATAGCATGGATGAAAGAACTCGTTCCCCAAAAGGGGCTTGAATGGCAAGTGGTGTTGACTGCCCATGAAGAGATGGCAAAAGATTGGGAGCAGCCAGTCATACAGCTTTATACAAAACAAGAATGGGTAGGGCTGACTGATGAGGATTGTGATGAAGTTGAGCGTTGGGTAGAGTTCAAAGAAGAAGGTAGTGGTCGCATACCGACTTCCAAACTTATTCAATACATTGAAGCCAAGCTGAAGGAGAAGAACACACATGATTGATACAATGATGATCACATTTGCGCTTTTAGCTGCATTGATCAATGCGGCATTAGTACTTACATTTATCTGGTTAGCATGCATGCTATTGAACAATGACTAAAGTGCTAGAAAAACAATTAGAACGTCATTTTAGTCAAGAATGCAAACGTCTTGGCGTGACATCTTTAAAACTACACTTACGTTTCTCCACTGGTTGGCCAGATCGGATTGTAGTTATTAATAAAAAAGTTATATGGGTAGAACTAAAGACATTAACCGGTGTGCTTAGTCCTAGACAAATAGCTGTCCATGAGTTACTTAGAGGCTTAAATCACAAAATTCTTGTTTTACGAACTAAAGAGGAAATCACAAATGTATTGGAGTCCACACAATTACCAAACAAAAGCCGTAAAGTTTCTAGTAGAAAACGGCTCAGGACAACTTTGGCTGGATCCCGGATTAGGGAAGACCAGCATCACACTGCAAGCATTGAAGATTCTACGGTCGGCAAAAGCAATTAACAAAGTACTTGTCTTAGCACCATTAAGGCCGTGCTATGCTGTATGGCCACAAGAAGTCTCTAAATGGGAAAACTTTGAAGACCTAACCATCAGTGTGCTTCACGGACCAAACAAAGACAAATACTTAAATGACAAGTCATTCATTCATGTCATTAACTTTGAAGGCTTACAGTGGTTAATCAAGAATGTGCCATTGCTTAAACAGCATTTTCCGTATGATGCATTGATTGTAGATGAGATTAGCTACCTTAAAAACACAAGAACAGAAAGATTTAAGTCGCTTGCACCTATGCTGGACTTATTCAAACGTCGGTTTGGCTTAACAGGCTCACCAGCTCCGAATAGTTTAATGGATATATTTGGTCCACAGTTAGTAATTGATCGTGGTGCTACATTTGGACGATTTATCACTCATTTTAGAACAACATACTTCTACCCAACTGGCTATGGCGGCTATTCATGGGAGCTTAAGCAAGGTATGGATACAGTCATTTATGACAAGTTATCTGACAAAGTTTTACGCATGAAAGCTGAAGACTATCTTGACATGCCTGAGCTAATCACAAACAAAGTGTATATTAACTTGCCAAGTAAAGCAAAGAAGATGTACAAAGAGCTTGAAGACAAGTTGTTGCTTGACATCAATGACAATAAAGTAACGGCATCAACAGCTGCAGTAGCAGTTGGTAAATGCCAACAAATTGCCAATGGTGCTATTTATCTTGATGGCGAAGACAAAGATGTTCAGCCTATGCATGATGAGAAGTTAAATGCAGTTGAGGAACTTGTTGAAGGGTTAAATGGTAAGCCATGCTTAATTGGCTATCATTTTAGGCATGACTTAACACGACTGCAAAAGCTTTTTCCTAATGCACCGCACATTGGCTCAGGGATAACCGGCAAAGAAATGCAAACAACCATTGATGATTGGAACCAAGGCAAACATCCTGTTTTATTGGCACACCCACAAAGTGCAGGCCACGGTCTTAACCTACAAGGTGCAGGCTATGCAGTTATCTGGTTTAGCAATACATGGTCATTGGAAATCTATGAACAGTTCATAAGACGTTTGTGGCGCCAAGGTCAAAGAAACAATATCATTGTGCATCAAATCATTGCTAAAGACACGATCGATGAAGCAATTGTAAAAGCTATTCATAGCAAAGACAAAACTCAACAAGCTTTGATGAATGCCATTAAAGACTATGCAAATAAAAGCCCAGAGACTGAAAATAAGTTAAGTAAACTGTTTACTTATGTCAAAAGCATGGTATAATGTAATTGTTTACTTGTTAAACACTTAATTCTAAACTTCAAAGGAACTCAAATGCAAACATATAAGACTTCTAAAACAACTCCTAAGTACATTCCTAAAAAGTACAGCAAGCATATTGAAGACTGGTCAGATGAACGTAACTATGGCAATGGTTATATCATCACATTGGTTGGTAAATGTATTGATGGACCTGGTGAAGGCAATGGTGATGATTGTAGTCATATGTTTGGTGAAGATTCTATTGAAAGTGTTCTTAATATCATAAAAATGGCATATACATGCAAATGTAACGTATGTGAAAGCCTTAAACTCAACTGAAAGGAAATCATGAAATCCATTAACCGTAATCCATCTGTTTATATTGCATCACCGTTCTTTAATGAACGTGAAGTCACAGTCGTAGAAAACATCAAAGATGTTCTAAAACGTAATGGCCTATCTTACTTTAGTCCAAAAGATGATATGCTATATGACCCACACACAATGACACCTGCCGATGTTTTAAAGGTGAATATACAGGCTTTGTACAACACTGACTTAACGGTTTGTGTAACCGACGGTAAGGACCCTGGAACATTGTTTGAAGCTGGTTGGTGTTATGCTCAAGGCATACCTATCATTTACAATTGGCTTGGCGGTAAAGAAGGTCAGAAATTTAATTTAGTGCTGGCCGCATCAGGCGCAGTTGTTCGGTCTTATGACCAACTAGATCAAGCGCTAAAAGAAATCAAGCAATCAGGTACATTTGAGGCTAAAAACTGGTCGGAGGAGGCAATGGATTATGAGTAACTTTAAAGACCCTGAAGATGAAGAGTTTGAGCGTATTGCTCAACAACAAACAAGAATAAACACAGACATGAAGTTCTTATCAGAAGAATTACGGAATGCAGTGCTTGAAGAGGTTGCACAAGAGTTTGACAAAATGATGTTTGGCAATACCTCACAATCATTTGCAGCATTTGTAAGGAACATGAAAAAATGAATGAAGCAAATGAGAAGTTCTTCATGGAAAGCTATACATTGGAACACACCAAGCGGTATAGCATGAAGCCTGTCATACTTCAAGAAAGCGTAGCAACACATAGCTATTTTGTGGCTCTTGCTGTTATGCTTCTTAGAGCTGATTATCGGTTTGACCTAGACAAAGCCCTTAAAATAGCTTTATGCCATGACCTTCCAGAGATGTATATCTCAGATGTCAACCATTTAGTTAAAAAGCAGTTTCCTAATGTTGCCAAAGCATTAAAAGAAGCTGAAAAACAAATTGCTGATGACATGATTCCATTCAGGCTTAGCCATTATGTGCAAGCATACAATGATGGCTCACCTGAAGCATTGGCCGTGCATTATGCCGATGCACTACAATGCAAACAGTATGCCGATAATGAGATCCAATTAGGCAATCAAGGTTATATGACCGATGTCTATAGGAATAGTTGTAAAAGACTATACGAACTTGAGGCTAAACTTCAACCTTATAAGGTATAACCATGAAAACGACAGATCAAATTCTAGAGCAGCGAGGCGCAATTTACGGTAATTTTTTCGGTGGAATAACATTGGAAGCACAAATCCTTTCATTGATAGCTGAGAGGCACGAGTTCGAAACAGGCGAAGCTATGGCCCCTGAGTTCTATTTATTCTTTTCGAAAATTGCAATGAAACTTTCTAGATTGTCAGTTTGCCCTGACCATATAGATAGTTGGACAGATATTGCCGGATATGCTAGGTTAGTAGAGATTCATTTAACACAACTTCAAGGAGAAAACGATGCCCAAAGTCAACAAGAGTCAGATGCCTCAATTACAGAAGATGCACACAACACTGAAGTTCGGACAAAAACCCGGACCCGTAGAGTTCGTAAATCAACTGGAGAACATTGATGTACAGTTAGTCCATGCACCAACAATACCTGAATTTAGAAAAACTATTTCAGTGTTTCTAATGAATACATGGAATGACAAGATTCAATGGGAGTTCCCTGAAGAGGATATTAATCAAACCATTGATGAACTATTCCGCTATGAATTACTACCCACTGCAATGGAAACGATCAACATCACATGGTCCGTTAATGGCATGGATATGATTGACACTACACACTTAATTAGACATAGGCTGTTTAGTTTTGCAGCTCAAGTGCATGGTGACCGTGATATGCGTGATGACCGTGTGATGGTTAAGCCTTCAATAATGGCTAACCCTGAGTTCTTTGAGCGTTATAAAAGGATCACTGAAGATGCTAGACAACTTTATATCGATATGCTTGATAGCGGTCTTGTTCACGGTCTTGATACCCGTACAATTATGCCTCGTAATTTTGAGCATTTTTATATGGTTCGTTGTACGATTAAAGACCTTATTGGTTATTGCATTATGCGTGGGGATGAACAGATCCAAACAACGGTCGACAACATCATCGCAATGAAGTTATGGCTAGAAGTCTTAAAGGTCTATCCATTCCTTAAAGGGTTGGTTGACTTTAGAAAGCCTGATGCTTTTTATCAACGTCAATGTGCCAAAGGCAAGACAAACATCTTTCCGCCTAATGCAAAGAATGACAACTTTGACTGGTGTGAAGAGCAGTTCTATCACAATAAAGGTAGAGATGAATATGCAGGTAGTGAAACGTACTTAAAAATACGTGAAGACTTACTTAATCAAATTGATTCTATTGAGAAGAAGTATATATGATCCGATGGCAAGAAGTTCATGATAGTCTTAAGGCTCTCAAACTATACGAAAGAAAAGCATTGTTTAGAGAGTTTAAAGATCTTCATCCAAACTGGTCGCCTACTACATTTGACGCTTTAAGTGCCGTGGTTGTGCGCTTATGGCGTCAAGTGGATGTATGCAAAACTTACAATGTCAGAAAGCAAGCGCTTAACCGTAGTGTTAGGCATTATCGCTTCTTTATAGCAAGGAGAAAGAATGCTAGTTGATCAAGTACTTATGAGAAAAACTTATGATGAATGGGTTGAGCTTCTTAAAAGAACGCACAATGAGGATTTATTAGAAGACCCTTATGCTGTTTGGGTAGAAGCATTTCATGTAGCCACAATAGTGACTACACAAGGTGCTAATGACCTATCATCTACTGGGTAATGCAGTAGTTTTTGAAGCCTCATAAGCCGATAAGCCGGCTTCTGGAAGTGTAGCTGCAAGAGCACCAAGTGATCTAACTGCAGGATTAGGGTACATCATGGCAAGGCCGCCTAATCCAGAGATAGTATGAACAGCTGCAGGACCATAATTACGTTTTTGTAATTCATTCCAAGCCTCCATTAGTCTACCACCGGCTGTGGCTCCACCTGCCATTGGACCGACTCTTCCCATTGCACGACCTGCAGTAGCCAACATGCTTTCAGGCTTAACACTTTCAAGCAAAGTTTTTAGTTCGGCTTCAGCACCTGCAGTTTTTGCTTGTTGTCTTGCCACAGCTTCTTCATGCGCTTTAGTGTATGGCCCTTCTTTAACGAGCTTAGAATGACGATCATGCAACTCTTTGAGTGCTGCTTCAGATTCAGTCATTCTTTTATGCGCTTCCTTGTATGCTTCTTGTGCAGCTTGTTGTGCAGGAGTAAGTGGTGTTTCTACAGGCAATTCATTTGTCACAATCAAGCCGCTACGATTGACTTTAAACTTAGCAGCTTCTGATGGAGACAACCCTTGCTGTAGTTTATAGTTTCTAGCAGCTTCAGTTACACTTTTACCGCCTGGGCCCATATCACCAGTTACACCGGTTGTACCTTTTTCAGGGTTTCCAAATGCCCATTTGTCACCTGTAGTTAATTCACCTGGGTTTAGATCAAGATTAGGAACAGCATTCATTGATTGTGCATTTTGACTAGCTTGTGCAAAGTTAGCCATGTTCTGATTATGCATTGACTGCGTTGTCTGTATTGCTTGCTGCAAACCTGACAACTGGTTGGTATGTGCTAGCTGACGTTTAACTAAGTCAGACATCATTTGTTGAGCAACAGCACTTTGGTTTGCCACATTACCAGATGCAGTTGCAACCGAGGGCTGAGGTGTTGGCGGTTGTAAAGGCAATGCTTTATTCACACCAATACCAGCTATACCACCTAAAATAGCACCCATTGAAGGATCAACCAACCCTGTCTGTTTAGGCGCTGGCGGAGGTGGGGGTGATGTTGTAGTTGACCCACTTCCTGCAAATGCAGGATGCACATCTTCTAACTTGGCATCAGGGTTTAAAAATGGATCAGCAGGTGGTCCACTTTGTTGTTCAGTAGGTGCTAAAAATGGATCAGGTTGAGCCGGTTGTGCCGATGTTGCCATATATCACCTATTCATTGCTAAGTTGATCATAGAACTTGCCATAGTTCTGTACAATTGTATTGTAAGGTGACTTCTTATCAGTAAAGAAGCGACCTATTCCTTGTTCAGGGCTAGCTGCATAAGGTTTGTATGCATTGAACAAAGATAACTTTGCACGGTTATACAACAAATGTTTCTTGCCCCATTCTTCCACAATCGATGCAGGATCTTTTTCTGTTGCCATTGGGGCTTTGTATAAACGATCTTCAAAGTTTGTCGGATTAGAACCAAGAACTTTTCCGCGTTCAGCAATACTAGCCAAATAGATGTCAGCTAAATTACGTTGCACAGTTCTAAGATGTTTTAATTGCGTATCAGTTAAGTTGCCATATTCAGCAAATGTCTGAGCAGGCAAACTAACAGGGTACTTACCAACTTTGGCACCTTCATCCATAGCATGCTTGGCTGCACTCCACCACGTACCTGACCCAAGAATGTTAAAGACTGTAGGATCTTCTTTGGCGATCTTCATGACTTCAGCAATTTGTTTGTTCTGTCTCTCAAGCACAAATGGCTTCACATTCTTAATATCAGCAGAGTAGTCTTCCCAATCTTTATCAGACTTCTCAATGCGTGCTTGCATTACTTTATTTTGGACATTAAGTGGGAGTGATGAAAGATCACTAGGCGGTGCAGCTTCAGGCTGTGCAGCAGGAGCCACTTGTGGTGCAACAGGGGCTGCTTGTTGTGCAGCAGGTTGACCTGCAAAGTTCATATAAGCTGTTGGGTTTAAAGGCTTACCATTATCATGAATGCCAAACTCAACATGAGGACCTGTGGTTTTTCCAGTTGTTCCAACTGTACCTATTTGCTGACCTATGCCTATAACATCACCAAGCTTTACTGTAGCATCTTTTAAGTGAGCATAATAAGAACTGGTTCCGTCTTTGTGTTGAATCTCCACGCGGTTTCCGTAACCTCCCATGGGGGCTACTGATTTAACGGTACCACCTAGCACAGCTTTTACAGGTGAACCTTCAGGTGCTGCAAAATCAATGCCACTATGAAACTCTTGTTTGCTAGAATCAAAAGGATTAGGTCTTTGACCAAACGGACTTGAGATTCTGCCATTGTCTACAGGCATTGGAACAGAAGGAAGTGCCAAAGGACCGGGCTTTGGGTTAGTATCTGTCTGTGGATTAATAAATGGCTTAATAAGTTCAAGAGCTTTTGGTCCGCTTTCCAATAGAATTTTAGCAGTATCCAACCCAAATTGTTGACCTTTAAGACTAGTTTCTTTCTCATGAAGACCATATTCTTTTTCTTGTATTCCTAACTTTTTCTTTTCTACATCTTGCATGAAGCCTTTGTTAAGACCATCAGCAAGTGTGGGATGAAGACTTGCCAAAATAGGCATCATTGTGCCAGGAAGTGAATCAACTAAGTTTGATGGTATATCACCCTTAGCTACTTTATCGCCGGCTTCAGCAGCTGTTGATGCACCAATATAAGGCGCAAGCATTTCAAGCGCTTTATTTTTATTAGCAACCTCATATTGCTGACCAAGTAACTGAGCTTTTAGCATAGCAAGCTGCGGTGCTCTTTGCTGTTCTTGCTCTTGTTGTCTGCCTAGTTCAGCTGATGCACTACCTAGCGCTTCACCAGCATTTCCTGTTCGTCCAGGATTAAACAATGCACCGGCAAGACTAAAATAATTTGGTTCAGATCTGGCTGTTAATGCATTGATAGCATTAGTGATGCCTTCATTGTATTTGGCGGCTGCATCAGGATCTCCGCCTGCTACGATTGGAAGTGCCATGTTCTATCCTTAATTTATGGGATTACCTTCACCGTCAACCAACTGACCTGTGCTTGTTTGATATATGTTCTGACCAACTTCAGTCCAACCGCTTGTATCAATATTTGATGAACCTAATGGGTTTCCATTAGTCACTGTAGGTGTATTGTTATTAAACAACCCGCTTACTGCAGAAGACAATCCATTTCCGATTGCAGTACCTAAGTTTGTTTGACTTATACCTGCTGCCAAAGCACCAAGTCCGGCAATTTGCTGTAATGGAGAAGCCGCATATGCGCCAGGAATTGGTCCTGTATAGCTTGATGACACTGATGTAGGTACTGTAAAGCCTTTAAGAAGTGCTGCCTCATTAGCAAGACCTTGCATCGGAAAGTTTTGTTGGTTCTGTGCAATTGTTTGTTGCTGACCACCAAGTGTTGCAAGTGCATTTACATCGCCAAGACCTAGACTTTGCGTGGTTGATGCTAAATTGCCTAGTTGGTTAGCAGCCCCAAGTTGATTTGCTTGTTCTTGCAAACCTGCTTGTGTGGCTGTATTGTATGCTGCTTGCTTAGCAGCTGCTTGTTGAGCAGTAATACCTAAACCGGCATTGGCAAGTACTTCACCAAGAGCTTGTGTGCCTCTTTGTGAACCAAAGCCACCTGAACCTACTACACCTGCATTTGCTTGCGGCGCTATGTTCTGTGCAATATTAGCTTGACCTAGATTTCCAATAGAGTTAACTAAGTCAGTGGTTGCTGAATTATTCATCAAGCTATTAATATTGCTTGTCAAATCGCCTGCAGCAGATTGTGTTAAACCTGTAGCTGCATTAAGTGTAGGAATATAGTTTCCGACATTTGATGCAACATTATTAAATGCAGCTGTTTGTAGATTAGTCGGACCTACAAACTGTGAGTTTTGATTAGCTTGTGCACCTTGTGTTGCCAACTGATTCAAATAATCAGTATAGAACGATGGGGCTGCTGTAACTTGCTCTTGTGATGTTGTAATATTTGGAAGAGGTGCACCTTGAGTAAATGAGCCTGTCGATGTAGAACCTGGAGTAACTCCTAGATTAGGGGCAGGCGTATAACCTGTTGATGCCAATAGCGAACTATTAGGTGCAAAAGAATAGGGCGTAATTGTAGGATTTCCTAGTGAAGGATTTCCTGCAGTAATCGGTGTTGATGATGTAGGCAAACTAAGATTGCTAGTCAAAGGTGAAAGCGATGAAAGCGCACCGGTCGTGGTTGTCATAGTTTAACACCTTTCAAGTATTCTAATGGAGACTTTGCCTTAGGCGGAATTTTATCAGGAGGGGCAGAACGCTTATGCTTTCTTATAGCTTCACGTAGCTTATCTAAGACTTCAGCACCTGCATCAGATGAGCCATTGCCTAAAGCTGCCACAGTGTCAGCATCAAATACATACTCACCATCAGCAAGCATGGCAGGAATATCATCAGATTGCCCATCACCTTCTCCTTTAACATAATGACCTGTTGCACCAGTAATAAACTGTGGCACATGCTCAACAGTACCACCCTTCTTAAAGGAAGGTAATGCCCCTTGCTGTCCTGCCATCATTTGTAACCCAGCCGATGATAATGCATTGTAATTACCTTGCATCAGAGGGCTTGTCATGCTAGATGGTGTTAAACCTGTTTGACCGGATGACCCAGAAATAGGGGATAACGGAACACTGCCAGAAGCTGCAGGAGCTTGAAGCATATTCACACCATTTTGCATTAAGCTCTCGGCATGTTTATTTGATGCTTCACCGCTTAATAGACTTAGAATTTTAGGGTCTAAGTGAGCTAGTTCAGGGTAGATTTGTTTTAAGTCTTGCATAAGTTTTGCTCTTTCAGCTGGTGCAGCACTTGCCAGCATAGTTCCGATTAAGTTGGCAGGTAAAGCACCTGTTGTAGTAGATGAGCTTGTTTGAGAAACAGAAGGTTCGGTTGTAGTTGTTGTTTTAGTGGCGGGCGTTGTAATTGTTGTCCCAGGTACAACAGGCGGCTTAACCACAGGCGGCTGTACAGGCGGCTGAACTACAGGAGGTTTTGGGTCGATAATCTGAGGTTGTTCTACAGGAGGTTTTTTTGAAACAATTGTGACAGGATTAAGAGTTACAGGTGTCACACTAGTGTCTGTATTGTCATTCTTCCCTACAATTGTGACAGGGTTAAGTGTAGTTGTGTTATCTGTATTATCTTTCTTTCCTACGACAGTGACAGGATTAAGTGCAGTTGTTCCATCAGCATTTGTACCGTTTTGGCTTTGTGCAGTTACGGTTACTTTTCCAAGACCAGATGATGATGCATCTGTTGATGATGAATTTAAACTTTCGATTTCTGAAGTTGGCAACATCGTCACATATGTGCCATCAGGTAATGGCGTGACTGGTGGGTTATGCCCATACGCTGCATAATAAGCATCGCTAGTTGCTGCATCAACTAACTGATAACCATCAGGCAGCTGTGAAGTATCAAAACCTAGTTTTGATGCATTTTCAGCATTCACAACTGCACCTGTCCCACTCACATCAACAGAGGTTGTTGAAGATGATGAAACTGCATTTTTGAGCAGACTAGTTGCATCAGACCCTGTTTGCATTATTCCATCAATAGAAAAAGACTGGCCTGATGCTACTGCATTTCTATAATCAACCAATGACGCAATTTTGCCATTATCCAATACAATTCCAGGCTCACCGTTTGACATTGTAGTCATCGTCCCAGGTTTAGCATCCGAATATGATCCTGGGTCTGTGGCAATATTAGAAATTGAACCAGATGCTGTTGACCCTGTGTCAGATACTTTTGTTGTACCTGTGTTTGAAGTTGTACTTGACTTAACTGCATTTGCAGTTGTGCTACCAAGAAAATTACCTAATGACGTTGCTCCTGATGTGACTAATGCATTTGTCATTGCATTTGCATCACCACCTGATGACACTGCAGCAGCTGTTGTAGCACTTGTCATATTGCCAACGGCTTTTGCAAGTGAACTAAGTGTGGCATCACTAAGTTTACCCTCAAATTGGTCATAAATAGCATTTGATGCAGTAGTACCTAAGCCTGATGTGACTAAGTTTGATGCAAATGTCCCAAGTAAGTTTGATGTATTACCTGAATTTGCAGCAGCCACAACTGACTTTGTAAAAGCATTGCCAACAATTTGTGATACTTGAGTAGGCGTAAATGTCCCACCTAACGTGCTTGATATTGATGACAATGTATCTTTACCTAGCACATTTGTTGCTAAGTTCGATGCATTTGCACCTAATCCGCCACCAAGCGCACCTGTAAGCACACCTTTAGTCACATCTTGACCATTCATAGCAGCAATTACACCGCCATTAACAGCCCCGATTGCTGAACCACCTGCTGTTAAAGCAGTTGTTGATGCAGCATCAGCACCTGTAAGCTCTGCACCAATCTCACCTGCGCCAGGAAGTAGTGCATTTAATGCAACAACAGCTGCAATTTTTCCGATAGGGCCAAGACTACTTAATGTTTGATTAATGAACCCGCCATGTTGACCACCTTGATAACTAATCTGATTAGTATAGTCAGTAATGGGCGAGACATTTCCGTTTGCATCAGCTTGAACATATGTATGAATGATACCACCTGCCGATGGTGTTTGAAGATCATAGACACCATTACCTAGTGATGTTACTCGACTATTTAGCAGATTGCCTTTTGAATCATACAAACCTGTTGTGGTAGTTGGTGATCCAGTATCAGGGTCTACTGATGTAGTTGTGCTGATCTTTGTGTTGCCATATTGCAACTGATCATACATTGTATTAAACTGTTGGTTTGAATCATTAGCAGTTGCAGATGCTGTCGTACTTGAATAAGGTGTAAGTTGGCTGCCTGTTGGATCTGCAATGTTATACTGAATTTGAGCATATGCAGGATTAACGCCTAGTATTGTTGCTAGTTGCGAAGTTGTTACGCCTGAAGCATCTAAAGCTTTTGCAACATCAGCATTTGTTCCACCGCCTTGAATGATCTTATTATATACATCAAGAATCTGGGAGTTTAAATAAGTCGGATTTACTTGAGGCAATGCATCAACCGCTAAATCAGCAGCTGATTTTGTGTTTGTTGTCGTTCCTGTCCCTGTTCCTGCCCCTGTAGTACTGGAACCTGTTGTACCGGTTTTACTTGTCACACCAGCATTTATTGCCCCTGTATTTGCAATAGACGTATTAGAACCAATGACTAAATTACTGTAGGGCGTAAGATATTCAGATTTACCTTGTTGTGCTTGTTGTTGGAATGCTGTGCTGTCAGAAACAATTGTTTGGTCAAGAAAATCTTTTAAATTAACACCGCCAATATTTTGTTTTGCAAGTGTTGGATTGCCTGCTAATTGAGCATCAATAAATGACTGAACAGAATCAGTGCTATATCCATTTCTTAATAGTGCATCAGCCTGATTTTGTAATGTTCTTGCAGTACTTACTGCCGCACCTGTAGGTGTTAAATTGTTTGCAGATCCAAGAGGTGCAGTGGTATCAGAATTAAAGTTTGGAACTGCATAATTTGCAGTTGTAAATCCTGTTACATATTTGGGATCTGTTAATACATTTTGTATATCACTATTGGAAAATCCTGCCATACCAGCGGCAACAACAAATCCACTTGGGTCATTTGCATATTTCGTTGCTAATTGTGCTAATGTTGGATTACTAGATAAGACTGTATTTCCATTTATTCCTTGAGTACCATCAGACCCAATAATTGAAGGCTTTGAAATGTTTGGAATTACATTTCCATTCACATCAGTAATTTGCGATGCTGTACTTGCAGCAGCTGCTGCATCTTGTGCAGCTTTAGCTGCAGCGGCACTGGCTGCTTCACTCGCACCTGCTGCACTTCCACTTTGCTGTGCTGCATTTGTTGCATTTGAGGGTATGGTTAGCCCTGATGTTGCAATATTGAATGTTGGAAAATATTGTGCAACATCTTCTTGCGTAACACCAGTGCTGTTAACAAGACTTTGCAATGCACCTGTGTTTGTAGGGTCAGCAGTATAAGCTGCTGCAAGTTGGTTTGCGGTGGCTTGATCGATAGTCATTGTGGATTAATACTCATAATGCCAACCAAAGACTGTGCCCACTCTTGCCAAGTAGCAAACCCTCTTTGATCAGGAACAGCTGAATTTACAAAATAGCCAATACCTTGCATGCCATCTGCCCAAAGACGCCACTGATCTTCAGGCACAGTTCCTAGTTGATTAGGCGCAAATAGTTCTGCCATGTGAGAACACCACTTAGCCCAAGTCAAACCTCTAGGATCATAGACAACCATTACGGATTACCTGTAGAACGTTCATCACCCATATCTGCACTAAGCAAGATATTACCCATTTCATAGTCACCATTAAAGGTGTTACTTTCAAATCTAAGACGCATTTCACGTCTTTGTTCACGCATATCAATTTTTAGTGTTGTTGGATCAAATGAGTAAGGGCTTGATGTGACATCATTATCATCTGCATAACCTTTACCTGTGACATAAAGATTCATAGAACCTACTTGTTTAAAGTCAGGTTCAACTCTTTCCAGTCTAATCCATCTATTATCGCCTGCTAATTGACGGTTTCCAGGGCCTCCTGTGACCCATCCAAGGTTATTAGTTTCAATAGTACTTTGTACAGCATCAACAGTGGTCAGATAAATGCTATCTTTACCTCTCTCATGCTGCCAAATTGTATAACCACCTGCTGAATTAGCTTCCCAGCCTGCCCAAATAGGATAGCGGAACACTTCAGAGAATAAACCTGCCGATCTTCTGGCACCTAAGGCTTGTCCTGCATCATACCAGACTTGTTCTCTTACATTGTAGACAATAGCATCAGTGCATTCAGTAGCATTTCCTCTTGGATAAAACCACCAAATTTCGCCCCATCGAGGAATCTTTGTACACCAGATCTTTTGACGTTCATAATAGTTGAGATTATCATAGAACCAGTTTAAGTTAGTTTGATTAGGTACTTCTTGAACAACACCGTTGTATGACAAGAATCTATCTACGCCTGCCCAATAGTAAATACCATCATATTCGATTACAGATTGTGATGACAGAATTGATGATTGACTGCTAATAATGTCATAACGCCAATAAATTGTGGATGTTCCAACATTCTGTGGTGCATAAGACACACGAATCAGTGAGTCTAATGACCAAAATAACCCTGAAGGTGATGTCGTACCACCACGAACCGGCATGCCTTTAACAACTTTTGTGGCTGTTGGGTTAGCAGCATTAGCATCCGCAGCTACCCAGTTATTGAAGTTTCCTGCCGATGAATTCTGAATTAGACCGTTGTTCCCATACACAAACATATATGGGTAAATCATACAGCATCCACCGGACACTGAAATATTATTATTAAACGTAACTGTCACACCAGAACTAGTTGTCATTGAGTTTGACACAGTGACTGTAGTCTGTGGTGAAGGTGAAGTAACTACAGTCACAGCTGTGACTGTAGTGTTTGAAGGAATTCCTGAGCCAGTTACTGTTTGTCCTACACCAATTAAATAGTTAGTTGCTGCAATTGTGATTGTTGTGCTTGATAAATTACCAACTGCAGTAAACACACCAACTTGTGACATTGACCCATAAGGAAAATTGCCAATTAAGACAGGTGTATTAACAGTACTGTCAATATTTGATAAATTTTGTCCAGGGTGGCCAATTACTGTAAATGCGCCACTGCCATATGAGTCATATGAAACATCCCACTGCCATAGATTGTTTGCACTAGCTGTAAAGTTGCTTAAAGTAACATCAGTTGGGCCTGAACCAGTAGCATCATCATCGTCAGTTTGCCAAGCGGATACTTTACTTTGCGACCCTGAATACACATAATTAATGCCTGTTTGCGATTGCATAACCATGCCACGAGATACTTCAGGTGCATTCAAGAACATGGCATTGTAGCCACCCATCTTTCTTGGTCTGCCACGTTGAAAACGTGTCCATATACCATCAACATAGCGAACAGAGTCAAACTGCGTACCATCACGCTGAATACCCGGCTGTATTGCTAATGATATAACTTTAGCGGTCATTAGAAGGTTCCTCCAGATATGCCATTAAAAGCTGTAAAACCTGAAGAATTAAAGAAACCTGCAAGTGAACCACTTACGACAAAGCCTAATTGTCCTGATGAAGGTAAATAAATGCCTGTTGTAGCATCGCCTAAAAACTTTAATGATGGGACTGCAGTCGAACCATTACCTAATGTAAGAGTGCTAAAGCTACTAGCTGTTCCAGAAGCTGCATTGTACACGTTTGTGCCATCGCATACAAGAATTAATGTACCACCTTGTGGTACAACAACAGATGCACCTCCTGATACTGCTGTTTTTAAAGTAAGTGTATATGAGCCTGTTGTGTTATTGATTACTGAATATAACTGAACAGTTGAAGGCACAACAATGATTTGATTAGATGTAAGTACACCAGAATATTCTTGAATTGTGTTTGCCGCTTGTACTGATGTTAGTGTAGTTGTTCCACCACTAACTGATAAAGCCAATTGTGTATATGCAAACTGATTTGATCTTCCATAACCAAAAGTATTCCAACCACTACCAGTTGAAACAAGAACTAATGACTCAGTTAATTGTAATTGTTGATTACTATTACCATTGATTGTGTCAGTACCAACAGGTGCAAGTGTGAGAATGCCTGTGCCATAGTTACCTATATTGACAAACCAATTAGCACCCACTGTTGATGAAGAAGGTAGAGTTAATGTACCTACTCCACCTTCCCATATTGCAAATGCTGCTTGATTTGCAGCAGTTAAATAAGTACTTGTGTAATATATAGTAACGGGATATGACTGATTTAATGTGTTTGCAATTGCATTTAGTCCATAACCTGCTAAAGTACCTGCATTTGCAGCTGATGTACCTGTCCCAAATGTAAATGCATCCCATGTACCATTGTTTGTTGTATTATCAATTAGATAAATATACTCAACAGCACCTGCTGCAATATTACAAATTGTGGTTGTACCATCATTAACTTTAACAGAAAATGGGTATGAGCCAATGTTATTAATTAGTACATCTTGTCCGTTTGATACTTGATAAGCCGGCGGCATCAGTAATGAGAACCCATTAGCTGTTGCACTTACATTCATAATCTGTGCGGCAACTGGAACATTTCCGCCTAAGCCGTTGATTGACCAAGAAAGAGATGTATTAGCCGAGATTGTAAGAGCTTCAAACCCAACCGACGACGGTTGAATGGATTGACCAGTAAATGGGTTGGTGTATGCTGTCATGGTTAAGAATCCTGTGCAATAGTTTGACGATCACCCAAACGAAGCAAGTCTTCTGCTTTCAAAGCATCCATCGCTTCTTTATACTTCTCTTGAAATATTTGACGCTGATCATTTTTTAAGAATGGCATTGCTTGTAAGAGTGTCCCATACAGCATTGCATTTGGCGCATTTTGAGTTAGCCAATTTGTTTGATTATCAGATGATAAAGGCTGAATACGCTCATAATAAAGGACTTCGAATGTATAAGCCTGATCAGGCGTAGGAGCCACAATCCAATGCTGATAATCATAATCGGCATAATAAATGGGTGTTGCTTGAGATGTTGCGCTTGATGCATATGATCGTATATACTCATACTTCCTCAAGTACACAGGCTGAATTGTGCCACTATTTGTCAAATTCATTGATACCGTTTTACGCCATCTAGCAGGTTTAGCAATGACTGCATTACCGGCTTGCATTACTGACTCAACAACTTGCTGTTGACCTAGCGTTTTAATTTGCTGAGCAATCTCGAACTCACAAAGAGTAATGAATGTAGGTATCTGAGCTGTAGTTGCCGCATCGCTACGCTCTAAATATTGTAAGACCGTAGAGGTTAGATTATCATACGTCAGAGCAAATGAAGCGGTCATGATTATCCCTGATTGCTAATGAGATGATTATAAATGGATTATGACAGAATGGCAAAAGCTTTGCTGGTCAAGTTCTTTCTGTCTTCAAGACCAATCAGTCCTCCATTTACAACTTTGCATAGTCCTTCTTCATTGCCTGATTCAGCCAGTCGATTACAACCATGCGTTGACCAAAACCATCCTGCACTCATAACTGCCCACATAGGTGTTGCTACAAGATCAGGGTTTCTTACAAAATCCTGACCCAAGGCTTGCCCACAATGCCAATAGTTGTCATGGAGTGTGAGCTGAATGCATCCTCTGCCTCGGTATAGCCAACCGTCTCCGCTGGCTTCATTTCTATTACCTCCTCGGTTAGCATAGATTCTGTTGGCAATCTTTTCTGGTTTGTGAGCAAAAAGGGCGTACTCGTCAGGTTTAAAGTGGGTATGGAAGAGAGCTTGAAGGGTTTCTGCTCTATAGTTAAGATTTTCTGAAAGGACTTTGAAGTGGTTGCACTCGTGTGAAAGCTGTCCGATAAATGCGGCCTGTTCTTTAACGGTAAAAATGCTAAACTTTTGGATAGTTGCATTTAGTGGCTCCACCCATTCTGGCCCGATTTGTAGGGCATGAAGTTTTTCTGCTGTAATCATTTCACACCCTCATTAACTGTCTGCATCACTTCGTTGTACTGACTGATGCAGGCGTTGAGCTTGACGATTGCTTTGTCTCCGTCTGAAGCGATGGAGACAATATCTTTAATAGCCTGTCGGTCAGATTCGGCTCCATTGGTTTGATTTCCATTGGGGGCATCTGAACTGGCTTGTACACCACAGGTGGAGGGGAGGCGCAACTCGCCAGCATCGATACGAGCACCAATGTCAGCCTGCTTGGTCTTAATATCATCTTTAGCCTTTTTCAGTTGGCCGGTGGCTCTTGCAAGCTTTTGTCCGAGCTCTGCTTCTTTTGCACGAGCTTCTCCATTAAGGCGCTCAATTTCTGCTTTATCTTCTGCAACCCGTCTTTCATAGCCGTGATGATCTGAGACATAGTAACCTCCTGATATAACCAACAACAAACCCACTGC